AATCATTTAAATTTAACACCGGAGCAAACAAAACTCCTTGATATTATAAATGAGTATGATTGGTATAAAACAAATAATAATGAATCGTTAAAACTAAATGCTGTTTATTATACTTTAAATTCACCTAAGACAGAAAATTTTATTAATACTTTTTTAACCGGCTTCACGGAATTTTCTATTCAAGAAAAAAACTCTATAAAATTGTTTTTTAAAAAATTTAAAGACCAGCTTACTAGTAACGAAGTATATAGAGGTAATATAAAAGAATACAATGTTATAGCATCATTTGGTGATTATGCTGTAGGTGAGCTAGCTCATTTTTTATTAAGCAAGTATGATGCAGATATTAGTATAATAGTTAATACAAAAGCTAAAACCGTATCATTTAGAAGATCAAAAAAATGTAATGCAGATGTTTCAGTATTAGCTAAAAAATTATGTGACGGAGGAGGTCACAGTGCCGCGGCAGGAGGTAGATTAACAGAACAATTTGCAAATTTAACCAAACAATTTACCTTATGCTAAATCCAATTCCTCAAAAAGCTCCACATACTACTCTGATCAAAGAAGAGACTGAACACCTTCTATTATGCTTTTGTACATTTTGCTCTTCGTTAAAAGGTAAAAAATTATCGCTTCAAAATATCTTTATATTGGTATTGCAAGAAGAAAAATTAAGAAATATATTAAAAGAGCTTTTAACCATTGAAACTAACTTCGATGTAGTTAAACTATTTATAGACTTCGAACCTTCGATAACTAAATCGAAATATATTACTAAATTTCTTAATTCGAATTCTGATATTAAATTATGATTACAGAAAAAGAGAAGCATATATATAATAGTTTTTTATATGCTTCTCGTAAGGCGAAAAACAAACCAGTTCGCCTCAGGCAAAATTTTGATAACCTACAAAGTGAAGATGAAGTTGCTTTAAAAAAACTTAGTTTACTTTTGTCAAAATATAATCATATTAATTATAATGATTTTTTTATTGCACCGTATAAGGTATATAAAGAAGATAATTATTTTAATTTATCGTTCTTTAACACACGTCGAGCTATTAAATGCTATTCAATGTATTGTAAAGAAAAGGAAATACAAAACCCAGATAGCGAAGATAGTATCGATATACTAAAAGACTGTTTAAAATTTATTTTTAACTTTTGTAACGAAAATAAAATTACCTTAGCGGAGTATAAGATATATACTAGTAATGATGTCTCCGGAGCAACTCCAGAACCCTTTATACATTTAAAGAACCATAAAATAAATTTTTATATTCTCCACGCTTTAAATATGGATTCTATAATACAAAAACAACAAGGAACTTTAACTTGGATTATTTCTGATTTCTATGATCTTTATTCACAAACAAGGTCAAAGTTCCTTAGTTCTAAATTTCTTAAAGCTAAGGCTAAGAAAGGTTTAAAAATAATAGAACAAAACCTCTTGAAGTTTAATTCATAGATATTATAATTATGGCATGAGTACTTTTAATACTTCAATGTTCCAATCAATCAAAGACGCGTTAGCTAGCTCAGATAATAAAGGGTCAGCTACATTTAATGAAATTATGCCTACTAAAGTAGGTAACACGTATACGGTAAGATTACTACCTTATGCTAAGAATCCTAGTAATACCTTTTTCCATTATTATAACCATGGGTGGAATTCGTTTGCTACTGGTCAATATGTGCAAACGTTGAGCCCTCAGACGTTTGGTGAAAGAGATCCTATTGCTGAAGAGCGCTTTAAGATCTTACGTACTGGTAGTGATGAAGAAAAAGAAAAGGTAAAAGCTGTTCGTCGTTTAGAAAAGTGGCTTGTTAACGTTTACGTTGTTGATGATCCTAGTAACCCTGATAATAACGGTAAGGTTAAGATCCTCCGTTACGGTAAGCAACTTCAAAAAATTATTACTGAAGCTATTGAAGGTGAAGATGCTGAAGAGTTTGGTCCTCGTATCTTTGATCTTGGTGCTGAAGGTGTAAGCTTTAAAATTAAAGTAGAACAGCAAGGTGACTTTCCGACTTATGTTTCTTCGAGATTTACCTCAGCCGGTAAGCTTGATTTATCTGAAGACGATCAAAAAGATATTTACGATGGTGCGTTTGATTTAACTGAAGTATTTACTCTCAAGTCGTATGACGATCTTAAGGAAATGTTTAACGAGCATTATCACTGTAATGCAGAAGAAACTGTTCCAACTACATCAGCTCCGGAACCTAATGAGACGCCAGCAGAATCTGAGCCAGTTCCTGCTGCTGTTACTAATGATACAGTAGAAGAAGATATCGACGACTTGCTTAAAGATCTTTAATAATGAACCAAGAAGGAATGACACCAGAACAGAAAGCTGGGCTAATGCAGTTGATGGGTCAAACTTATGGTGAAGCTCATAAACAGGATCAAATGATTATCGGCCAGTCTGGTAATCTTCAACCACAATCAGGTCAACTAAAGCAACAGTTCGAACAAGTTGCTCGAACCCCTACAATTGCACCGCAGCACCAACCAGGCCCTCCACCGCAGCAACCGCCTCCGGAGCAACCAGCTCCACCACCTGCACCGGTGGAAGTTCAACAAGTATCTCCGGAGCAGGCCGCTCGTGAGATAGCTGTAGCGCAACAAGAACCTCCTCGAGAATTAACAGCTGTTCAGGATAATGATCAAATGGAGTTTGATTTAACTGAACCATCTAAAGTAGATAAGCTATTTGGTTTACTAGAAAAGCAGAATTTGCTTTTAGAAGAAATTAGTTTAAAATTAGATAATGGAAAGACAGTTAAAGGTAGAAAACAAAAGTGAATTTTTAAGATTTTTAGACGCTATTTCAAAAATAAATGATACTGGCGTTATTTTCGATATTAAAAATAATAAAATTTCTAGCTTAGTTTCAAGTATCGATAGTACCCTCATACTTTATTCAGAGTATTTATCTAAATCATCTTTTGAAGATGTGTTAAATATACCTGATGTTAAAAAATTAAGAAATGTACTAGATACAGTTGATGAAGATACTATTAATTTAACTATTAATTCGAATAATATACAATACTCCGGGTCCGGTGTAAAATTTAAATATCATTTATATGAAGAAGGCTTTATAACTAAACCTAATGTTAATTTAGATAAAATTAGTAAATTTAAATTTGATATTAAATTTAATTTAGATAAACCAACGCTCTCGCGTTTATTTAAAGGTAGTACTTTTGCTTCAGAAACTAATAAGATATATTTTTATACTGAAAAGGGTAACTTAATGGCTGAACTTACTGATAGATCGCGGCATAATACAGATAATTTTACAATAGGGCTTGGTACAGCAGATTTTAATTTAGATCCAATTCCAGTAAATTTAGATAATATTAGATTACTTTCTGGTATAAACAATGAGTTTGAAGTTAAGATAAATACCGAGTATGGTGTGATTGTATTTGATATTGAAGATAAAGATATTAAATTAAAGTATATAATTTCAGCACTAACGCAATGATAACTGTGAGCGAACATAAAAAAAATAAACTAAAAACACCCGGGTACTTTATTAAAAGATTAAAAGATAATGATTTTGTTACATTACGTATATTTGATAAATATAAAGAATCTGATCCACGAAGATGGACTGTATTAGTTGATCCATCAGGTGCTTCTGTTTATATAACATGTTTTGAAAATGTACCATGGAAAGGTGAATATCTGTTTAGTTTTGATGATGGTGGTCAAAACTTCAAAGGTAATTTTAGTTTAAAAACTGATTCTATTGAAGTTGTTGTACAGAGGCTTTTATCTGCTGGTGTTAGACAAAAGGACAATGATACTTTTTTGAATAAATAACATTATGTCAGATGATCAAGAGAAAGAACTACCTTTTCAAGAAGATGATGAAGAGTTAAGAGAAATGGTGGAAAAAGCGCTTAAACAGACTGTGAAAGATAAAAAAGTTTTTAAGCGGAGAAAAGACTTAGCACAAAGAATTGGTAATATTATTGCTGAATATCTTGATTCTTACATTTTATTAGGTTTTGATTTTCAAGGCAGACATATAGACATAAAAACTGCTGCTACACCACAACAATCTGAAGCGCTTAATTCCTTTCTTCTTAAATATTTTGCTAGTGAAGTTCAATCAATTAAAGGATTAAATCAAGGTCCGGATGAAATATTGTAAAAGACAGGTATATGCAGTTGAAACAGGAGACTATGTTGGTCAAATGTTTACAATTGTAGAGCCAAAAGAAGATTATGTAGGCTGCTTAGCCTTACCGTCGATGGAAAATATTAAGGTTCCAAAAGAGTCATTTGAAAACGGAAGGAACTCTAATATAATTAAATTTATAGAGAAGCTACCTAGAAACGTGTACTCTGTTGTAGAGGCTCAATATAAAAAAAATGAAAACTCTAATAATAGACGGCAACAACTTAATACACCGAACGTTTCATACAGCGAAAACACAGTCGAAAAAGACTAATACTCATTCAGACGATCAAGTTCGTAACTTTCATATATACTTTACGCTTAATGCGGTGAGCTCCTACGTGAAGCAGTTTGTTCCCGATAGTACAGTATTTGTATGGGATGAGAAAAAAGACTATAAGCCTAATATACGTAAAGAAGTATTTGAAGGTTATAAGGGTAATAGATCTAAAGACCTTTCTCCACATCAAAATAATGAAGTAATAAAATCGATTTTATTGTCAATGGGTATCAATTCAATCTTTCCATCACAGCTTGAAGCTGATGATATTGTTGCTTACATTTGTAGAGAGCATGAGGGTGATAAGGTCATTATATCAGTTGATAGAGATTTCTTACAACTAGTATGTGAGGATTGTATGCTATACGACCCAATACGAAAAAAATATTTTGATTTACAATCTTTTGAAAAAGAAACAGGCTATAAAAATGTTGAAGAGTGGTATACAGCAAAATGCTTAACAGGTGATAAATCTGATAATGTGCCTGGTATCCCTCGTTTCGGTAAAGCGTCAGTTAAAAAGTACTTAGATGACCCGGGTTATATTCTTGATAAATCTCAACAAGAAATATTTAAACGTAATGCGGATATATTTTGCTTAGATAAGTATGAGCAACTACCAGAAGAATCTGAATATTATAAGACACAATTAAAGGTTAAAGTAGACGCATGCTATAAGACATTTCTAAATTATTGTAAGGAGTACTCCTTTAAAAGAATTTTAGATAAAAAAGAAGACTGGCATAATTTGTTTTTCATGAAAAGTCTTTATAATAAACTAAATGATATCGCTTCCTGAAGATTTTGTTATACTTAAATTTTTTGAAATAGGGTTCTATCCTAAGTATAATAAATTTAATAATGTCTATCAATGTAGTTGTCCGATATGTAGGGAAGGTCAGTCGTTAGGTAAAAAGAGAAGATGTTACTATATACCTAAAAATGATAATATATTCTGTCATAACTGCGGTTGGTCTGGAAAGCCGTTAAGGTGGATAAAAGAGGTCTCTGGTAGTACTAATGAGGATATAATTAAAGAGTTAAAAGAATATGTTCCGAGTGTTGAAGATATTATTGAAAGAGATAAAGATGTTAAACCTAGCTTTGAAGTCAGTACCTTACCTAAGGATAGTATTAATTTGTCTGATAAGCTTCAGCTTGACTTTTATACTAACAGCAACGTTATTACAGCTGTTCGACATCTTATTACTGAACGAAGATTAGATACAGCTGTTAACCGACCGGATAATTTATTTGTATCGTTAGTAGATAAAGTTCATAAAAATAGACTTGTAATACCGTTTATAAATGAATCTAATGATATTGAGTTTTATCAAACTAGAACTGTATTAGATCGTGATAATAAAACTAAACCAAAATATCTTGGTAAGGTTAATGCAGAAAAAACTTTATTTAATATTAATAAAGTAAATAGTGACCATGATCAAGTTTATATTTTTGAAGGACCTATTAATGCCTTCTTTACTAAAAACTCTGTAGCTGTCGCCGGTATTACAGAGAGGGGTAAGTCATTTACGCAGAGACAAGAAGAACAACTTAATAATACTTTAAAATGGTATGATAAGGTTTGGATACTTGATTCGCAATGGGTTGATCAAGCATCATTAGTTAAATCAGAAGTACTTTTAAAGCAGGGAGAAAGAGTATTCATTTGGCCGGAAAAATTTGGTAAAAGATTTAAAGACTTTAATGATATTGCAATAGCTTGTAGTATAGATGAAATTAAATGGGAGTTTATACAAAAAAATACCTTTGACGGAATCAAAGGTATTGTGAAAATATCTGAAATTAAAAAATACCGTAATCAGACGTATTTAAATTGAGAGTTACCGGTTTGAGCTAAATAACCTTTAAATGATTCAGTTACACCAGCTAACTCTGTCGCTACTCTTGCTAATTTTCTTTGCTCTGACGCTTTCATTCTATCGAAAATAGTATCTGGCTCAGCATTAGCTAATTGTTGTTGAATAGAATTAGGCTCTTCACCATTTAAATAATCTAAAAAGGTCTCCATCTTACCTATCCACCCTCTAAGCTCTTCTTTCATAGCTTCATTTCTTTCATTAACTGCAATAGCTGCCTTAACCCCAGGATCTGTATCTACAACTGTTTCATCTACATCTACATCTACATCAAAATCCCCAGCATCGGTATCTTTATCAAGCTCAGCTTCAAAAGCTACTCTCTCTTCTTTTTGTTCAGTTAAGGATTTAAAAAAACGTCTTTCGAATTTGGTCATAAAATTATTTAGTCTCTAGCATAAATAATTACATGGATGGAGCAGAATTTCCTTATAGTGTTGGACCAGAAGATAAACCTATTTCTTTTCATATGAATGTACAGGATCAAATAAACATGTACAAAGATAATGAAAGGCATCAAAAGGCACCTCCAATTTTACCATATGAATTACAACATATGAATGAACTTCTTGGTAATACCTTTGTATCTTTAGCGGAATTAAGAAATATGTTAGCTAATGCTAAGGGAAATAAAGGTATTTCTGATGGTGCAGTAGATCAAATTAATAATAAAATTGATAAGATTAATGAACTTATACTTGATATTCCGGAAGACATGGCTAAAATAGCTATATGACTATTCTCCGATCGGTAATAATTACCGGTATTATATCCATATTATTCGGATTTGCTTTTCGAAACTTTTTAGGCTTTCTTGAAGCTACTTCACTAGCATTTGTTGTTCAGTTTATTATTTCTTTTATTTTTTCTTCTTTAAAAATTAATAGAGTTCAAAATTTAACTGCTGAATTTGAAGGAGAATTGCAACAACTCTTTGATTTAAGTGAAGTAACTATAGATTGTCCGTGTGGTAATTATAGTTTTACTGAAAACATATTTTTAAATGTAGATAATACGTATGTTTGTGAAAAATGTAATAATGAATTTAAAATTGATATATCTATTACACCAACTCTACTTACACAACCTATAGACACAGTTAAAACTAGTGAAGCATTTACTAATATATCAGATGAAGGTATTAAAATAATATCTGAATATACAGAAGGAAAGGAACTATAATATACTTTATTATAATAATGACAACATACGATTTTAATTTAAAAGACGGTACTACAAAGACAATGGAATTTGATGAGCTAGTTCGATGGGCATGTTTAATTGAAGCTCTCGAAGTTGTAGGCAGTAAAGAGGATGTAAATATACAAAGTGATAAATGGATTAAGCCCTTAGCGTTTCAAAAATATATTGATGAAAGGTTTCACTCAATGAAGCATGATCTTAAGGTTGAAGCTTCGTTAGGTAATCTTTAATATTTAAAGTATTATCATCATATATAGCTTTTAAATTATTAATGGAGCCGTTTCGCTTTATAGGTGTTTTAAAGTACCAATCTTTATCATCCGGTCCTTTTGCAACGCCTGAGCAATGATGCGCTTGTGACCCGTGCCATCTATATACATATGTAGGAGCACCGAGATTAGATCGATCTTTACCTACACCAGTAGTTTTTAAACGATTAATCATCTGCAGATCAAAATCCATTCGAAGAGTATGTCCCCATCTAGTTTTATTATAAAGACCTTTAGATATACCATAACTTCCATGAAATCGACTGTTTCCAGTTTTTTCGATATGTGGTTTATTAATATTATCTGAAGCTACATATATTTTAGAATTATATGAATAAGAATTTTCTTCCTGTAGTGTATTAGCTACATGTTCTAGATGGTTAGGTAAATATATATCATCATCATCCCATATAACAATACCGTCAACATTACCAAACTCCTTTTCACCATATTCTACAGCTATATCATGCTTTATAGATAGACTAGATGAGCGTATACTTGTTTGCATAAACACAAATCCATCACCTCTAATTGTTTTACCGTTAAACGTATCATCAACATATATCTGCACAGCATTAGTATATGTTTGAGAGTAAAAACAAGCTAAACTATTTTGTAATAACTCTATAGGTCTACCATATGTAGGGGTTATACATAGTAGCTTCATGAAAGATTTAACTCTTTTTTAACACTGTCTATAAACTCTTCTGGTATTCTTCCTTGAAACCGACTAACAATTTCATTAGTATCTCTTCCTATTTCTTGAAAACCTATCATGTAATTTCGAAATCTATCATGTAAACTTGGATTAAATTTCGGCCCACCGGGTCTATTAAATCGATGTAACCATCTTAAAAACGGTAAACATAATACTTTTTTGCCTGCATTTCTATACTTACAGTGTATATATCCTTCTTCACCACCAAAACCTCTAAATTTTTCATTAAACCCTAACCAACTATCCCGTCTGCATGAAAATAATCCCATTCCTTGAGCAGGTATTTCAAATGGCTCACCATTTTTAATATACCCCCTCTTGTCTACAGACCATTCACCCCACATATCACTACCCCATTTAGATAAATCGAAATGTGTACTTATATTTTCTAAGTTATCATATAATAAAGGACCCTGTAGTAAGTTACCGTCATCTTTATTTTCATCGTAAAAATCTAATAATTTTTTCAAAGTACCTGGCTCTAAGAGTACATGAGAATCTAATACTAGAACATATTCTGTTTCAGCTAGGTCAAATATTTTACCTTTTAAAAATGGAGAATTATATTTTGAAAATTCTAAATATGTAACAGGTTCATCTATTAATTCTAAAAAACTACGTATCTCTTTACCCTCGTCAGATGAGGGGTTATTGTTAATAACAACAAATTCTAATCTATTTAAAATTTCCGGATTTTGAAGTCTAATAGATTGTATTGTAAAATACAAGCCATCAAAATCATCATATACACATGTTCCAATAGTAAGTTTTTTCACTTACAAATAATTATTAATAGTCTAGTGTATTGCAATTTTCTTCTTCCGGTGGGCATATAGTAGTACCTAAAGCCGCGGCTTGCGAAGAAGATTGAAAGAGTGGTGAATCTGCAGTTGGAGGTGCAGTAGTAAACCCATATGGAGTTGGTACCTTTTTAGTTATATTCGTATTAAAATTAACATCTGAATTAAATGGCTGCTGCAGCGATAATATAGGTGCAGGGAATATTCTTCTAATAGGCTCGTTAGCTTGTTCCTCTAATTCGAATCTATTTTCAATATTATCAAAGGCATCTGCAGGTGGTATATAATCCGTATCCTGTGGATCACCGATATCAGTTACACCAGGTGGTATTCTAGGCGGCTTTCTACACCTCGCAGGTATATACGGTATTGGTGTTTCTGGTGGCTCAAATACTATAGGAAACCTACAACTTCCATCATCAACTATAGCAAGTGGATTAAAGTTTAATGCATCTGGATTTGTACAACCACGTATAAGAGGTATAGGAAACACGCAACTCCCATCATCAAAAGTAGCTGTTGGATCAAAATTTAAAGCATTTGGATTAGTACAACCAGGTTTTGGTTCACCAACAAAAGGTGTAGTTGCGACCGGTGTAGTTTGACTAATAAACAAACAACTACCATCATCAATTTCTGCTGTTGGATCGAAATTTATAGCGGCAGGATCCATACAACCAACACGAAGTGGTTCCGGTGTTGTTACGATAGGAGGAAGCGTTGTATATCCTGGATTAGGTCCACCTACCTTAGGTGTTGTAGTTGGTATAGGTGTTGTTGTAGTTGTAGATGTTGGCGAAACTGGTGTAGTTGTAGTAGTTGTTGTAGTTGTAGTAGTTGTAGGGACTGGAGTTGTATAACCGGTAATTACCGTTTCAATTACACCATCAGGTCTTTGTGTAGTTTGAACTACCGGTGAACCTACCTTAGGTGTTGTAGTCGGTGCTGGTGTTGTAGTTGTAGTTGTTGTAGTCGGTGTAGGTGTGGTTGTTGTAGTTGTAGTTGTAACTGTCGGCGCTAATGTAGTTGTAAGCGCTGGTGTAATTACAGGAGCCCGAGTCGTAGTCGGTTCTGGTGTTGTAGTTGTAGTTGTAGTTGTAGTTGTTGTAGGTGCTAATGTGGTTGTGGGAGTTATACTTATAGAAGGATCTAAATCAATTTCTACCTCATCTACCCCTGTAAATGGTATTGTTTCATCTATCGATTCTATGGTACCGTCTTTAGTTTCACCATCATTAGTTGTTATAACAACAACCTTATCAACATCTACTACAATCTCTTGATTTTCTCTTGTCCAATCTTCAACATTAATATCATCCCCGGTGTCATTTATAATTGATATACTCCCCCCGTCTTCCGACTCACCTAAACTATCGATAGTTACCACACCAGGTAAATTTAAATTTTCATTTGAATCAGTTTCTGTAGAAACATCACCTGTAGATGTTGTAGTCTTAGTACCAGCAGTACCGTTTATTAATATAACTGCAGCTGCATTTTGGTTAAATAATAGACTTTCACCATAAGGAATTAAAGGATTAGAACGATCGGGGCTAACTTGGGAAATAAGAGTATTACCACCTGCAATGTTTTGTATAGGTTTTGTATTTGCTAATACGTTTGGTTCACCGTAGAATGTATTCCAATAACTTTCCACCCCTAAACCGTATTTAACCATTTCTCGCTGAAGCTCGATTCCACTGGATGATGATGGGTAATATAGTTTATTAGCTTGCTCTAATGTCGGGTAGTTACTTTGAAACATGATGGCTGCATCATCATACTTTTGTTCATATACACCTTCTATAATATTGCTTAGTACCTTAATTCCGTTACATTGTTGTATAAAAATACCACATCCAATACCATTTGTTCTTCTAAAGCTTTCACTCCGGGCATTTGAATAAAAAGTATCCCTCCAAGCTTCTGATTGTAGTATATTGTTGTTTGTTATAGTTGCATTCCAGTTTTGAAAGAGCTGCATACCATATCTTTTTATTTCAACAAACTCATTATCTGTTATAAAGAGCGTATCACAATGCGCTGTACATAATAAACCATCTTTAACATCTCTTACTGTATTATTTGAAAATCGAATATTTTTTGAGTTTTGAGCAATCTCCAAACCTGCATTCCATGTATTGTTTGCACCATTAACAAAATTACCATCAACAAAAGCACCGTTGACTCCCTGAGATACTGATATACCTGCTCTAAATCCCCGGGTATTACTTACTGCAAACTGCTCTATTACATTATTAAGAATATATAAACTTGATACCCTCGCGCCATCAGGGACACCACCTGCACCACCTCCTAACACCTCTATTCCCATACGACCGGTATTTGTAAAAGTATTATCTGAGATTGTCGTATTACGTATATTATCACCTCTAATACCGTTTCCAAAATTATCTTTTCCTCCTGATTGGGTATTTGTAACTACGTTATTAGTAATTTCTAGATCTTCTACCTCCCAAACGTCAATTGCGGTATTAGGTGTTGCATCAATAACATTATTAGTTATCTTAACATTTTTTATAGTTGCTAGACCAAGACGGTTGTAACCAAGTACAGCAATAGCGCCAAATTTATCTCTTCCGGATGTACCCACACCAAGAAACGTTATTGCATTTATTGTAATATTTGAAGGAGGTTCACCGGTACTAAAAGAAGGATGATTTACAAGAACACCTCTACCTGTCTCCTGACCAAAAAGCTTTTGAATAGTAAATCCTTGAAGTGTGACATTACTTCCTTGTACCCAAAATGCAGTTGTATTTGTACTTATTATGGGATTAAGATAACCTGTAATTACAGTATTATCTGGTACAATAACTGTTTGCGTTAATTGAAAGCTATCAACAATTTCTATTTGTGAATAAAATTCTAACGCGCGTATTAAATCTTCTTGGTTAGTAACTTGTGCAGCTGTTAAATCACCAGCCTCCCGAATTTCTTCAATTATTGACGGTGATTCACCAGGATCTATTTCTTCTTCAATAAATGAAGGCTCGTCCTCTATTATACCTAAATATTCCTCTTCTGTAGTAGCAGTAATATTATCTTCTGGTGCAATTGTTACAGGATCAGGCTGTCGAGCTCCTATATCAACAAAAGGTGGTCGTAAACTTGGTATAGGTGTTGTTGTTGGTTCTGGTGTGGTAGTTGTAACTTCTGGTGCTCGTGTTGTAGTAGGCCGTTGTGTAGTTGTGGTAGTGGTAGTGGTAGTAGTAAGTAAAACAGGAGCTCGTGTTGTAGTAGGTCGTTGTGTAGTTGTAGTAGCAATCCCTACTACTGAATCAACATCTACAGATATTAATGGACGTGTAGTAGCAATCCCTACTACTGAATCAACGTCTACAGATATTAATGGACGTGTAGTAGCAATTCCTACTACTGAATCAACATCTACATATACTGGGGGACGTGTAGAAGCAATCCCTACTACTGAATCAACGTCTACAGATATTAATGGACGTGTTGTTGTAGTAAAACGTGGTATCTTTACTACTGAATCAACATCTACATATATTGGTGAACGTGTAGTTGTAGATGTTACAGGATCAGGCTGTCGAGCTCCTATATCAACAAAAGGTGGTGGTATAGGTGTTGTTGTTGGTTCTGGTGTGGCAATTCCTACTATTGAATCAACATCTACAGATATTAGTGGACGTGTTGTTGTAGTTGTTGTCGGTCTTAAAACAGGTATACGCGTAGTTGTAGTAGTAGTTGTTATCGGTATATAATTTGTATCTCCAACTTCACCTGCATCATCATCACCTACTCTAGGAACGGGTGGTAATGTAGTTGGACTCGGTGTCGTTGTTGTAGTAGTAATTACAGGTGCACGGGTTGTTGTAGTAGTTGTAGTAGTTGTAGTTATTAATACTGGGTTAGATTCTGTTTGTATTGTGGTTAAAGTTGTATAATTTTCATCTCTTAACTGTACAACAACACTCATGCTCCCAGTTTCATTGGTCGGATCTGCAATAGCTGTTATTTCATCATTTATTTGTACTATAGATTTATTTTCATCATTAACAACAACACCAGCTTCCCCAGAAATAAAATTTTCTGGGTCACCATATTGATCTTTACTACCATTTACATCATAAATTACATATTCAACTTTCTCTGAAAAAGGTCGATCAAGCTCTATACTTTCAACTGTTATAGTTCCTGTTGCATTTTCATATGAATTTTCTACCCCACCGTCTCCTGGAACAGGGTTTATTGCAGACGTATTAATATTAGATACCCTTACATCACTAAAGCTAATAGCCGGTGATTGTGTAGTTGTTGGTGGGATAGTGGTAGGTATTACACCCGGCGGCTCGTTTCTAGAAGAATCAAACCAACTAGCAAACGGATTACCGTATTGATTTTGAAATCGCTCATCCGTCTGAAACCTAAAAACCGGTGATGGTCTAAGCGTGGTTGGTGTGGGTGTCGTTGCCATTTTATGCTGTTATATTTGTAACGGTTGTATACGAAGCATTTGGATTTACTGATAAACTTGGAGTAATTACTGTTTCTGTTGTTACATCAGCTCCTTCATAACCTTCTATGTTAAAATTACGTAAATAAAATGCATTTGCACTCACAGTATCAGTAGCTGAAGAAATCGGGGTACTAAAAGCAAATCCACAATATATATTTTCTAAATTTTGTAATCTTATTGATCTATAGCCTAATTCTATAGTAGTTAATAACGTGTATGTCGTTGTATCAGCTTCTCTATAATCTATATGTAATTTTTCACCTAGATTTACATATCTAAATCTTAAAGTTCTGTATGTATCTGTAGACAAATTAGTAAATGAACTTGAAAACGTAGATAGTGGTGCATTACCTTTAAGATTATGCACATAATCTCTAACTACCAAGGCATTTCTATGAGTTTGTTTATCATTAACACCAGGTCTATCATCTCTACCAGTTAATGCATATAACCCCGTAGAATCAAAAGCAACTTTGACTAACGTACCACTTAAAATACCACCTTCTAGAAGAAGTGTTGAATCTTCTTGGGTTTTTAATATTAATGAATCTTCAGTCTCTAGAGCATGGGCTGATAAAATAAACTCCGGATCTTGGTCCCCAAGATACTGCCCAGGCAGGCTTGATATCGGTGAAATTAAATTAGTTAAAAAAGTTGTAAACCCAACTTGGTAAGTATTAAATGGAGCTGAAATTGCTGATCCAGGTAACTTATATTCAAACGACCAAACTATATCATAATTCGAATTAAATGTTTTTTTTGTCGCAATTAATGTATAGTATCTTGAACCGGTGGGTAATCTTATATCTGTAGGAAAGGCCATCTATTATATATTTAATTACTCATTCCTTTATAAAAGTACAGGTCAAAGAATTTGTTGCTTTAAGATATGTTTTAAATACAAGTATGTAACTCATTTTTTGTAATTCCCTATAAACTATAGAGAAATAATCTTCATGGACGTTAACGAGAACACTATCGCAGCTATCGTCATATATTACATAATCCGAAAACTCTTCACACAGCGCACTAGCCCTGCAGCAACTTGCATTCATACAAGTATTTATTCTTCAAATACCTGTAAAATCTTTTCTATCTTCTGTATAAGTACAGTATTTTCGGATAATTGTTTACCTTGCTCTGCATTAAATAACGTACATTCAGTCAAAATTGACTTTAAGGATACAAAATCTTCATAATCTAAACCTTCAACAATAACTTCATCCATATTTTAGTTATATATAAAGGATATAAAAGCAACTATGACCATTCAATCATTACTATTCCATTACTTGGAGGAGGTCCGAGTGCTGCGCCAGAATGCGAAGCTTGACCACCCCCGGGAGCTGGTGCATTACCAAAGTATGAAGAAGCACCTAATGATTCTTCCTTACCTTTACCTCCATCTGTATCTACTAAACCAGAACCACCTTTTATGACATAACCATTTAAAACAAATTGGTTAGTTGTTAAAACCACGCCACCTGCAGTTCCTTTAGCTACTTGACCACGGTCACTAACTTTGCCAGGTTCTGTACCTTCATATAGTCCACCATCTGCGCGGACTAAAGTAGTACCACCGTCATCAGTATATATAGCAGAAAAATCACCATCTGCTGGGGCATCAGCTATAGTAGCTCCAGCTGCAGATTTTATTTTAAACACATATCCTGGTTTAGCAGATAGATGACCAACACAAGTAGCAGCTGCACCGCCGGGCGTTGTACCTCCTTTTGAACCGGCACCTGTAACGTAAAACTTTACGTAATGTATTCCGGGCGGCATAGTAAATGTATTGGTATCTCTGCCATTATCAAAAACTATTTGCCCCGGTGGAGGACTCTCAATAACGATATTACCACTTAAAGGGTTAAAATTAGTACCGGTATAATCAACAGAGTTTATAAAAGCAGAAAGATTTTTCTGAACAGTAAGAGTAGGATTAGTTACACCACCTATTGCTTTAATCATGAAATGCATTCCTGTTGCTGATAATCCTGAGCCTAAAGTAGTAGCTGCTCCAGTTGTTACACCAACTAAAGTGGTAGCTGCAGGGTTAGCTGCTCCATATGTAATTACATTGTTTAAATTAGGTACCCTAAAATGATCTGCTGTTGTACCAGCCGTATTATAACCTGTCCCTATTGCTGCGCATAATTCCGGATAAGAACTACTTATATACTCTGCACCATCACAACTTAACCAACCATAAGGTACTTCTGCTGCAGCAGAAGCAAAAGGTACAATAGTTGCAACCGGAAGTAGTGAAGCTGTTGTTGGGGCTACAGTTGATTCTATTATACTTGGTACTGACCATCTTAATTCACCCTGTCCATTAGATCCTAAAAAGGTATTGTTAGTAGGTCCAGTTGCTGGAAAATCATAATCAACTTCACTTATTTTTAATTTTGAAGGTAACGAAAGATAATTTGTAGCACTAGTTGTTCTTTGAGTAATATTATCAATATTAATTGTACTACTAAGAGCTATTCTACTACTACCGTCTAATTCAATAGAACTCCCTAATGTATCAGCTGAAAAATCACCTGCAGATAACGTACCAACAGTTATTCTATTTTGACTATCAATTACTATAGTAGTATCACCTGCACTAATCTGGTTAGCAACAGTTAACCAGTCACTAGCAGCTGAACCTGTACCAGCTATACAAATTTTTAAGCTATTAGTATCTGTTTCATACGCATAATCTCCCGTTACTACTGGGCTTAATGAAGTTACTACATTAGCTCTACCTTTATATTTGTTACCAGCAAGTATTCCTCCAGGGGTTGTACTATTACCAATATATAGTCTTTCAGTATCAGTAGTAAAACCAAGTTCTCCACTCTCTAATGTAATCAGTTTTCTATCAGAATCAGTACCTCTCCTTACTAGGAGCTTTAAAAGAGTGTTTTCTAGAATTTCTATAGCCATTGTTTTTAATATTTAATTACCAACCATATACTGGAATTGCAAATCTGTCAAATACTTCATCACTAGTTGTATTTCTTACATCGCCAGATAGTGCAAAAGCAATAAATCCTGCTGAACTTAGTTGGATATTTTGTCCAGTTGAATCTATACCTTCATAAATTTGTTGATCATATACACTTCGCCCATAACCAACTGTTTTTTGATTAGGTGCCCCGTTAAATATACTCTTTATAGAATCCTTTTTATATTTAATAATAAAGTTTACACCAACTGCGCTCAAGCTACCACTTGTTGAAGCGCCAGGAAAATCCTTATTACCGAGTGGAGTATTAGCACCGGATAAATATAATACATTTGAACCTGGAGCTGCCTCATTATTTCCGTATAATAATACATCACCACCAGATAAGTTTGGTACTCTAAATAAATCACCACCAGGATCTGTCATATCACCTGCTGTATTCCAATTATCTCCTATAACACCATATAATTCAGCATATTCCGTATTTGTAGAGTCATAAGCATTACCATCACATAATAGATAACCAGCTGGAATAGTATTAAAAGCTCGAGCATGTGGTAAAATACTACCAATTGGTATACTATCTTGTGCACCGCCGGATAAACTGGTTGCAGTTATTACATCATATATAGAAGATTGAATAGTTTTAACTAATCCATCTGTAGTTGTAATATAAGGCAGTTCTTGCTGTGATGAAGTAGCGCCAAATAACGATACTTGCCCGTTCGAATCTAAAGAAAATGTTGTTGGATTAACTGTACGTAAGTTTGCTTGTATTTTACCAGTTGTACCATTAATTGATAAACCACTATTAAGTAGATTAGCACCGTTTTGCCCCGCCCAACTAGAGACTGGAATAGTACTAGTACCCAATGACTTTAACTGCAATCGATTTTCGTCATCGAATTCAAATTGTGTTGGATTAACACTAAGACGTATTTTAGCATCATTTCCCCCTACTAACCCAGAAGAAAGTGTTGATGTAGCAATTTCTCTTTCAGTAATCGAATTAACTACTGGTGAAATTTTAGAATTAGATAATTCAAAATATGTAGAGTTAATATTAACAGAAGCAATTCCCCCGGCACTTGATAATAAACCACTTCCAAAAAATTCTGGCTTTAAATACTGCGCATCAAATCCTTCTTTTTTAACTGTTAACTTATTATCAGTATCAAACTCTATTAATGTATCGTCTGCAACTGGTCCGATATAACCGTAACCCGAGAGTGTATCATTATAATTGGTTGATGTTAATATATATAGAAGGCTATTAGCATAACCAATGTCACCTACTTCCATACCTGGCGCTGAATCAGGGCCTAAACTTGAATCTGCTGCAAACGGTCCAATATTTTTATTACCTACTGAGTTACCACCTAAAGTAGCACCATCACCAACAAATAATCGCTTAGTATCGAGCGTATAACCAACTTCACCTTGATCTAAAACAATAGATTTTCGTTGAGCATCTGATCCCCTCCTTACCTTTAATTTTACTATAGTTATATTTGCCATGATTAATTTATTATGCTATTCTCTTCCATACGTATACGCCATATGATGGTAATATGTTATTATGTGAACCATCTTCTCCTGTAGATGTTGAAATTCTTGTATTATTTGATTGTTCTTGTCTCTCTAGTACTTCAGTGTTACCAGATATAATAGGTGTTTCATTGTTATTTGTTAGATAATTACCAGCTGTTGCTGAACCTATATCAACAGCTCCTAATTCTTTTGCATATTCGTATGGAGTTTTTACAGTACGAAGAATTCTACCACCACGTCCTACACCAACATCAACACGTACATTTATATCAGAAACAAATCTAGATTCACCGTTCCAAATACCTATTAACTCTTTAAATTGGTATGTATCTGCTAATGCACCGATCATGTACAACTCTCTATCTGCTTGTGAATAATTAGCTGCTGATCCCCTATCAAATCCAAAATCTAACGCATATAACCACGCTCTCTCCGGCCAATTTTCTTGTGAATCTTCCCAATTTGCTAATCTGAAATAATCTTCATCACCCGGTGGTGATACATCTCTTAATAATCTATATCTTGCATTCTCTTGCTCTCTAAAAGTTAATGACGAGTTTATTGTACCTACAGGATTTACCTGTGAAGTAGATCCAGTACCTGCAGGGTTAGATATTTGAACGTCAGCTGCACCGATATTAACATCATGTGTATGAGCTGGTAATTGATCCTCTGTAAGCGTGACTCGATATTCACCAGCTGTATCACCCGACCCACCTCTACTCCCAGCTTCTTCTTCCTCAGCACCTCCCGGACAAAATTCACGCTCTACACCATTTTTATCTGTATTTAAGCCCGTACCTACTAAAAACCTTCCTTGTGATACTTGTGTCCAAACAGTACCCGCGATTCTATCTGTTGGGTTGTTATCATCAAAGGTTAATTGTAAGCTTCCAATTGGAAAAAATGAATCTAACCACTCGAGTGGTGACCGTGTTTGAAATCCTTCAGGGTATATATAATTATTAATTAAAACTCTTCTTCCGCTTAATGCTAAACCTGTAGTATTACCAGCACCATCAAATACCTTATTAATAGGACCATTAGAACCTAAATCTGCTCCACTTAAATGTAGTAGAGAAGTATATAAATCAGAAATAAATTGATTTTCTAAGCTCTCGGGCATACTATTATTTATGTCATAATCTAGAAATACTATCTAACTAGTCTCTCTTTCCGTAAACAATTCCCCCAGTTATTAAATAGTTAGACCCTTCCGCGGAATTAATAGCATTTCCTCCTTTACCGCCTTTTGGTGTTGTTCTGGGACTAACCCGTGCTCTAGAGCAATCACCACCATCAGCACCCCATCCACCTCCACCAGCAGCATTACCCCACCTACTACCTTCACTAGAAGAGGCTGATTGACCTTCGTTATTTACAGAACCACCATTAGCGCCTCCTGCTTCACCTCCATCACCCCCTGCCGCAGTATTTGTTAATATTCTACCACCGCCTCCACCGCCACCGTGTGGATCATTACCTGCAGCTTGAAATCCTCCAGAACCACCACCACCAGCTTGTCCTCCTCTACCTTGTAAATTAAAATTACGACGTAAGCGACCTAAGCTAATATTTCCAGATCTATTTAACCAATTTCCTCCATCACTACCACTTTCACCTATATCTCCACCTGCTCCTCCTCTTTCAAATATACCTTCACGTTCTTTAGCACCCATACCGCCGTTACCACCACCTGCGCCGCCTCCACCGCCTCCAAAGTTACCGGTACCGCTTCCAGCACCACCACCGCCTCCACCAGCAATAGCACCGTTATTATTTTGTATAACTATCCTCGATGTTGATGTAATATTGATCGCATCACCACCGTTCCAACCATCCCAGTAATTACCTCCAGGAGGTGAAGGCTGTTCTTTTTGTTTTGTAGCACCGTATGAACCTCCGTCTCCTCCTCTACCCATTATGTAGCCATTATTAATTAGTGTTAACCCGTTAGACCAATTATTAATTTCTAAAGCAGGGGTTTGTATATTATCAGAATATATATAGACGTTGTTATTAATAGTTATTGTAGCAGGTTGTTGACCATCCCAACCACGATCTAATGCCCATTGATTTAAATTAAGTTCTTTTTTATTAGTAGTTATTGTAGCACGCCACATCCTTGTATCTATAGGCGGTGGTACAACAACAGTTGTATCAGTAGGAGGTTCTACAATTGTATAATCTAACGGTACTCTACGCCATACATATACACCATAATTAGGTAATATATTATTATGACACAACGAGTCACCAGCTGTTCTTGTCTGTCTAATCCCTGTCCCGGGTATCTGTTCTTCAGTAGTTAAATTATTATATGTACCTTCATCTACTACTGCGTTAATCTCTCTTAATCGATTTACACCCTGTAAAGCAATTGCAGCTTCTTCTTCACCTAACGCTTCAACAATAATATTTCTTGCTCTTACGAGATCTTGTGGTGTAAATATACCCGGGTGCACTCTATCTTGATCTCTTGGATCATATCCAACTGCAGCAATGCCCGTATATCCAGCTAATGTGTTTTCATCATCTAAATCAGAATAACCTGGAGGGTAGAGTATAGGTACTTCATTGCCACTTCCCCAAGGAACTCCTACTGGTTTAAAACCATTAGATATCCAAATATTTGTTCCAAATCGTGAATCACCTTGACCTTGAGATACCATTAATCCACCCCACCCGGGCCCACCAGTAACGCTACCACCCCACCCTGATAATGAAAAATTAGCTAATTTCGGATTAAAATCCGAATCAGTATACCTATAACCATTAGCATGTCTTTCACGTATTAAATGAGTTCTGTAATTAACTTGACCATTGTATGTAGTATTATTTTGAAAAGCTTGTATTCTATCTTGTTCTAAGAAATAAGAATATGATCGTCCGGAAGCAGTAAAAGCTCTCCCTCTATTAGGTCCTACTGTTACTAAATTTATACCAGGGTCCCAAATTTTTTGTTCTACTAATCCTTGAGGATTTACTGTGTCACCAAAATAAAAGCAGAATGTTTTTTCAGTATTAAATCTACCTATAGTTAATGTTTGTGGGTTTACATCATGTGTATGTATAGGTAAAGTATCTGTATTTAATTTAACACAATATTCACCAGCAATATCCCCAGATTCTGTACCACTTGAGCCTGGAGAGAAAGTATAAACAAATGATGGGTCATTATTATCTAACCCCGTACCTACACCAGCTAAAAAATCACCATTACTCTCTAAAGCCCATTTTGTACCAGCAATCCGATTACCCGGATTATCGTTTGTAACAGTTAATAATATACTGTTTATAGGATAAAAAGCATCTAACCATTCTGTAACATAATTAAATCCCTTAGGTTCAATATATCGATTTATTATAACACTATCACCAACAGCGCTTAATGCTAATCCTGTAATTTTACCACCACCAGTATATACATCATTTTTAGGTAAAACAGAAAGATCAGCTCCACTTACATGTAATAAGGATGTATAATAATCTGCTATACGCAGTCTTTCGAGACTTTCTCCAACATTTTCAGGTGTTACAGGTGAATTCATAATTTTATTAGTATGTATTTGAAGGGGTTATATTATTTACATTATTACTACTAATAGCTACATCATTATCACCAACAGCAATATTATCAATATTTTCTCCAGCTGTAATTGTGTTAATTATTGCCACTTGAAGATCATAAATTGCATTAAAAACTCTTGAAACAGCGTCATATGTTACTTCTTCATTTTCGTGAAATTCAAAATCTCTAAAATTAACATCCATGCCCTCGTATGATACGAATTTACTTAACAGCGGTATACCACTTATTAATTCTTTAATAGGTATTATACTCGCATTTAAATATATACTGACTGTATCTTTAATAATATTTTGAAGTTCGCTGTTTATTGAAATACCTAAACTAGACTCACAACTAATTATTTTTTCGTATAAATTAGGTAAATCTAAAGGAATATAATTTTTATATTCTAAACTTGAATCTTTAAATAGATATATTCTACCTATATTATGTAATAGGTAAAATAAATTAGAACTATTTTTTGTAAGAATTAAATTAATATTATTAAAGTAGTTTGATTTTAATAAGTTAGAGTTAAATTTCTTTTCTATTAAATTAAATCGCTCTTGTGTGTCATCAAAATACATATCTTTAAGATATAATAAATTATCAATAGACGGTACACCCGCAACTTCAGCTGGATTAGAAATAAATCTCGTTGTAATTGAACCTTCGTCGTTTAATGTAAAAATATTAGAATCACTCCCGGAAAAATAAACACGTATTTCTTCTTTAACGTTAAAATCATAAAAAGGTTTATATCTGTTTATAGTTTTTGGATTAGATAAAACTAGATCATCATCACTACCGCCTAAAAGTTCAGAATCAACGTGATACATATTATACGTGAAAAAATCTTCCGTATCAGGGTCAATAGGTGGTTGCGTTATTATTAAAATACTATCATCACTATCTCTTATATCAAAAGCTAAAATTTCCTCTTGAGGTATCATAACACTTATATTTGATATATGAGTTAAAGAATACTTATCACGTATATTGATACTAATTCCGGAATCACTAATAAATCGATAACCTAGCAAATTATTTCCTATTTCTACTACGTCATCGATGGGTATTTCAGGTAATGTAATTTGATCTACAAGCTTAAAAACTCGACAAGGGTTAATAAAGCTGTTATCGTATAAACTTAAAACTTCACCCGCTAAGCTATATAATACATCTGTATTATTATCATATGTAAACTTACTGTTACCTTGAAACGGGTCATCTACTAATCTAGTAAGACCTCCATTGTGCACAAAGCTACCAGAAAAAGTATATGAGTTTGTTGGCGTTGTAGTAAAATAAAAATATGATTCATCATCATATACAAATAATGTACTATCGACCGTATCATCTAATACTTCTAATCCTGGAATATTATCAACTGTGCTAAATGGATCTATTTGAATAGGGAATGTATTATCTTTTGCGAGTGAAAAATCGTTATTTCTTAAATCTGTACTACTACTTGACATCCCTAAAAAGTAACTAGTTCCATCAGCTGTTGAATTAGCAAAATCAAGTATATCAGGGTTTGAAACAATATTTAAAGAATATAAATATAAATTATTTAAATTTAAACATTGCAAGTTTGCATCGATAAAATTTTGATCAATAATATTTCTCGGTGAAACTGAAGGTCGTTTTATTATAGATTTGTCTACACGTGTTGTAGTTCTATCAAATTCAAATTTTCTTAAGAAGCAATTTGAAAGAAAGGTATCACTCGAGCTAAGTACTTTTGAGGAAGATGTAAAGGTCTTACCAGTGTATGCTATACCATCTGTAATATTAAATAAACCGGTGTAATTATCACCGCTTAATGTAAAGGCATTTCCAGTAGTATATTTAAAATAATCTATCATTTATAGTTTACAATGTTTATGTTATTAATTACGGTTGACTTTGGAAGGGAATTAACTATATTACTCTTAATAATATCTCTCACTTCATTATTAATATTATCATCATTAATATTTAAATTTTTAATGTTAATATCAACTACTGCACTCTTACTCTTAAGGTTTGTATTAATAGAATTAACAGTATTAATAGTATCTGTTAAGTTTCTCATTCCACAGGGTAGGGATATAGTAAGATCTTGAATACTATCAATATTCGTGCTAAATATAACAGCTAACTCTTGATATTTTTCTAATGGATCTAAAGCTAAATAAACATCATATATATAATCTTGTGACGTTGCCTCATTATATAAAATTTCTCTCTTGTTTATAGTATCTGTATCTGATTTATCGATAACTCCCTCTTCAACTTCTCTATCCCAGTGTAAGAAAATATCACCAAAAAGAATACGTTTTGTATATAATTGATATGCACCAACTTCAAAAGTAAATATAACATTTGAATTTAAATATAAATTACAAACTCCTTGAATGGCATTAAATGATAAAAAGATATTTGTTTTTTCAAACTTATCAATTTTAAATTTATGAATAAAGGTATTAAGTAATAATCTTTCTTCTATTGAAGCACCTGAGGTACTATTATCAAATAATGCAAACTTAAATGTTATTTCATCGTCAAATTTTTCAAAACTAATACCCCCGTTAATATCATTACTACCTGACTTAATTGAAAAATCACCAGCATCATTTTGAAGAGTAAATCCTAAGCCAAAGCCCCCATTATCATTTATAGTGTTAAAGTAATTATTTACCTTACCATTTATTTGAGCTGTATCACAAAAATTTGTAGGTGATTTTTTAATAAAATCATCTTCGGAAATTCTCACATATTTATATCGTTTATTAGGTTCAAAAACCAAATCACTCTTTTTATCTAGATATAATTTCTTTTCAATAGATGATTTTAAAGTGGAATTTGAAGCAATGAGATTTTCAACAGCTAATTTATATGTTGTATTATATGCTGGTGATGCAGCTAAAGCAGTTTCCTTATCTACTAAATCTGGGTAATAATATCTATCTACCCAAATACCTTCTTGCCCTATACCACCTGATAACCAGGTACAGAGGTAAGTAACATTTTCTTCTTTTACAGAATCATCATCCAAACGGTAGACTCTATCTGAGAGATCAGGTCGCTTAAATGAAAACGAGCCACATTTAGTAAACTTTGTATCATTTATATTGAGTCTGTCAAATGGGGCCATGGATGACGGCGTTGTAAAGAAAGTTGTACCTGGCTTGATTAAAATATCATAATTATTGTATACAAAGTTAAGCGAAAGCGTTTCGTTTCGCTCGCTATCTATATCAGAAAATATTGATGTATATGTTCTTAAATCTTGACTATATATTGTGGTATTAGAAGTAGAAAGAAGATTATTTGAAGAATTAAATTGTTCCTGAGTATTAACAATGTTTTTAAGGTTATAAAAATTAAAATCTAAACCAGCTTTATTACTAGAGCTATAAAACAAGTAGTTAGAAGGTAAGTTGAAATCGCTCTTATCGTTATCAACTTTACCATCATTACTATAAGTTACAAATGATGCATTATACGGTGATGGTACAGATAAATTTAACTCTTGATTTATTTTTATACTTGAATCTGCTATAAAAAACTGATTAACACCATCGCTAGTAGTAATCTTATTAGCCTTTACAACTCCATCGTTATTTAAAAGAATGTATTTTATATCTTCTTTTGTAGAGTATAAATTAATAAAACTATCGGTTTTATATTTTAAAAGATTATATTCTAAATTAAATCCATTTTCAGGTAGCTGGTTTTCACCAACAAATAACGTATTTCGTTTTCCATCTACTTCTTCATCATCAGATACAACAAGATAATATCTTATATTATTTGAAGAGCTTATAGTACTAACTCTACATGTAAAGTCATCAATAAAGGTTATTTCGAAATTACTAGCATCTGACAACACAGGAGTAAATGTTGTTACACCATAATAATCAGCATCATAAATTCTATTCGTATTTTTAAAACTCGATAAACTCGCTGGCCTGTATAGTAGGTAGTTATTAGCTGAAGTTGTAAAATTAAGAGTTGTAAAATATGATTCTGGCTTTACTTTAATTTCTTTATGTGATGTTATATCATCTAATAATACATTATCTGTAAGATAGAAATTTGTAAAATTAAGATTTTTAAAGTCTTGAATGCCAGATAGTGCATTTACAAAATTAATAACAAACTCACCATTATAAGTTTGTGAATATTGATCAAGGGTAAGATCTGTTGGGCATATACTTGCTTCAACAGAACTTAGAGCACTTAAACTTGATTTTACTAAACAACCCATTGTGTATATTTATATCTATTTCTCCCTATAAGATTTGTTATCGAGTTGAACGACATAGTTGCCGTTTTGTGTTAAAAGCGATACCCTAGATGTATTTGTTTCATCATTTAATAAATCTAATCCTACTATTTCCATGTCTTCAACGCTCTGATAATAGCTTTCAGAATTTATAACCATAGTAGCACTTAAACGTGTTGTTTCACCAGTTACATACCCAACATTCATCTTAAACGTAACATTTTTCTTTAATGCATAGGTTGATGGAAAATATATATGTTTATACGTATTTGTAAACGTTACCGGAGCCGCACCATTTTCTATTTCTGGATATATAGATTGAGTTCTATAATCTCTAAAAATAATAATATCTGGCTCTAACACTGGCGTTCCATCACCCCAGTCAATACTTAAGTAATTCGGAAATATTTCAGAAAACACATTTGATATGTTTAAAGTAACCTCAGTAGCGTTGTACATATTAGTTTCCGCAAGAATCACTTCTTCATTCATTTGCGGTTTAGAGGTAGATATGTTAAAATTAAGAGTGTTCATAATACTAAGGCGGTTGCTGAAACTTTAGGTGCTAGAGAAGATAAAATTGGTGTTGCAGCAAACTCTGGAATTTGATGGGTTGCAGTTATTGTCGGTACCTGGGATGAAAGTGGCAGTTTTAAGTTATCTAAATTAACGTTTCCATTTTTAAGCTCGTTGTTAGCAAATGTATAAGTAAAACGACTATTGTTACTAGTATGTGAAACTGTATCAACAAACTTAATTTCATTCTTATACTCAAAGAGATAATTTAAAAGCAAAGGACCTTTATTTAAATCTTTTATTATAACACCAAGATTAAAAAGTTCATTATCACTACTATATGTCAAAAATGGTTTACCACTTTCTACATACACTGATAACGGACTCGGGTCAGACAAATCAAAATAACAAGATGAATTAGCTGCTGTATTACCGGTTGTTGGAAATATAACTTCTGTTGTATCCTCTGAAAAATTATACTTATAAATTTTTGGATATAGTCTATTATCTTTTAGTGTTAATTGATCACGTACAAATCTACAGAAAAATACATTACTTCCAACTTTTACTCGGTTACTTACTTTATCAAAGAAGCTTGTATTTATAGTTAAAGAGTTGGTAAAAGTAATTGGTGAAATAAAGACATTATCTTGATAGTTAGTTTTTTCAGTTACCAAGAAGGTACTCGTTTCAATAAACAGAGTAGTATATAATAAATCAAACTCTTTAACTGTTGTAGATAATTGATTACATACTGTTGTATTATATTTGCTAGGAAAATAAGTTATTGCATCAGTTAACTCTTTTACTGCAGGTTTACCTGGCGCCTGGTTAATATTTTTAACATATATTTTACCAGTATGATCTCTTCTGTTAAATAATTTTTCCGTATCTGTATCAACTGTAGTAAATTCAGTTACATCAAATACATCATCTCTATAATCAAAACCTTCTTCAGCTTGCGTGTAGTTAAAAACTATATCATCCGTAAATAACCCGCAATCATAATTTTTAACTCCGTTGTCACCAGATAGACGAGCATTAACTGAAAAACTACCAGATAATGTAGTTGTCCATATGTTTGTTGGATCACATAACCCTCTAAAGATAGTACTAGTTTTTGATGTATCTAAAAAAGCACCTCCTGCGTCCACTAAATCAGAATAATAAAACTGTAACGCGCTATCTTTATATGCACTCAATCCAGATATTAATAGATCACCAGCTGAAGTAGCGCTAGTTGGATCTGCTAATGTTTCTGTATCTGAAAACATAAAATATGCTGCTTCTTTTACATCAGCATCAATTTTAAAGGATTCAGGTCTTTTAAAATCTACTTCTAACCAGTTATTAGGAGCTATTAGTTCTTGATATGGGTTAAAATACCTATTAAAAATATGATAGGCAGAAGTTGGTAGAGTTACTAAGCCATTAGTAAAAGACGAAAGCCCGGATCTCTTTGTTTCATCATATGTAGCGGTATCAGTAGTATTATAATTAAAATTATAGCCTTCACCGAATAGATCATCATAAAATTGATAACCGTTAAGTATTAAATTTTTAATTGTATCTGGATCTTCAGATATTATATTACTTCTATAATAATTATTGTCTTTTACTAATCCAAATATATTTCCAAATAAATCTTTCTTACTATCATCTATATAACCATCGTTGTACAAATAAGATAAGTCTGTATCTAAATTTCTCTCTTCAGCAATCTCAGAATTATAACCTAAGAAAGATGTACTATCTCTATCAACGTTAGGTTGATTTATTGCTATACCTTTACTTCTATTGTTAACAGCTCGCGATGTATCAACTGTAAAAGTTAATACTTCTTGGTTATTGGTATATAGATTAGGATCAGGAAACACATACAGTTGGTTTGCTGGGTAATAATCTTTCTCGAAAAAATCAATTCGTTTTCCCTGTATAACAACTATACCAGCATTAGTAGGTTTAAAGAATCCAAGATCTCGTTCACTTATAATGTCATTAGAAAACTCTGACGCTGTAGATGGGTAGTTTTGATTTAAGAAGTTTGCATAAGGTCTATCTGCTTCAAATAATACACCAATTTCAGGCTTACCTTCTGCATCTGTAGCTAAATAATAAAAATCTGTTCCAATATACTTTTTAGTTTGAGCTCGTTTATTTGCAAATAATTCATCTGTCTCTTTTAATTCCTGTAAGACAGTAGCTACACGAGAAAAAGTTTCACTAATTAACGATGTATCGTTGTTTAAAAAAATGTTTAATGTTGGAGGACCATCCGGATTATACTCAATAAAGTTTTTACCATATTCTTCAGCATTTGGTTCTGCATTAAAATACTGCGCGTAGTTATCAAAATATTCTGTTAAACCAACTGATATATTTTCTTTAATTATGTCAATATTATAATCAATATTTGCTGTTGATCGATTTTCTAGATATTCTAAAACAAAATCCTTAACTGCTTGCTCTACACCTAAACTACTACCTCTAACTTTAGATTTTGTTACTGAGTAATGTAGCAACTGACGTTTCTTTTTGTAATAGGTAACAATATCTCTTATCTTCTTACTAAAGAAAGACATTGCAATTTCTAAATCATAAGAATTATTAAAATCTAATTGAGTAAGAAATGTTTTTTCAGCATAGGTAGAGAAATTTATAGTTATATCTTGAAGGAAATCTCTATATAAGTCTATAATACTATTTGTTTGATCTTCATTCTTTGATGTAGATTTTGTATTCCATCGATTAAGGTACTTATTATAAAATGTTGCAAGAGTATCCGGATCATAGTTTTCCGAAACAGATTTTATAAAATCAACAAAATTATACGGAGCAAATCTATCTAAAGCATCTCTCTCACTAACAGCCGGGTTAGTTATAGAAAGCGGGACGTTTGGAAACCCTGTTACTATGTTATCCATTAAACATATTTATCCTTAGAACAAGGATAGACTACTAAATAGTGAGTTACGAATTAAAATATCGAAGATATTTTCATCACCCTCTAAAGAACTTAGTGGCGTAGTATACGGTACTGTTGTTTGACCTGTAGTGTAGTCAATTAAACCATTAAGAATAGTATCATCATATACAGCAGAAAGGGTATAAAAATCGTAAAATTTATCTGTAACTGTACTTAAACTGTATGTAGTAGGAAGCACCAAGTCCCATCCCCAATACGCCGCGCTGCTTGTACCAGTAGTTTCTGTAGTAAAACAACTTAATAAGTAAGTATTAGCATTATTAGATTTTGAATAACCAGGTCCAGCTTGCCCACTTAATGCGCAAAGTGGTTGATATGTGTTTAACCTCACATAGGTATCACTAAATCTTTCATATGCTACAAGATCGTTACCTGCTGTAACTTCATATGCTAGTGTATTTTCAATCTTTGGTCCTAGGTTTTTTCCGTAAGTTTGTTTTGTAGTATGACCTTTAGGGTTGAAATTTTCATCAAATTTATTTTTTGTACCTCTAAATTTATTATAATTAATACTTAAAATATCAAAAAATCTAGCAACAGCTGCTGGTCCTTGACCAGCGCTCTCATCATACACAATACCATCCTCACCTACAAGATCTGATAAGTTAATTAATTCATTTACACCGCATAAATCTATATCTGCATTGTTTTGAGTAAAATTAAATACCTTTTCATATAACTTTTTACCTAGTACATCGTAACTACTACTAACGTTACCAAATATTGTACCTATAAAATCAGTAAAGAAAATATCCTTATCAATTAATATTTCCTGAAAACGTAAATCTTTAATTGTTTGCTCGAAGTCAAAATTTTCATTATGTTTATAATAATCATAATAATCTTCCGGGTAACATGTTAATGTTATTGACCCGGTATTTGACCCAGTTAAATTTGTGTATATATTTTCATATAGACACTGCGCGCTTAGTATTAATGCTGCAGGATGAGTGGATAGACTATCATTGAAACTTAATATACCTCTATACCAAAAATCTGTATCAATATCAGATAGTGAATTATTTAAACTAGATATTGTATAATAGCTTTCATCCACTGCTTCTCCGTCACTGGATAATAATGCAAATTGAACAGTATCTCTTCCTGCAGAAAGAGCTTTCATAGTATAGTTATCAGAATTTTTTGGAGTAAAGATAAACGGTATATCTACCTTTTTAAATTGAACTGGACTTACATTAAATGAGCTTATTTCATCACTTTCTGCGGTAATACCATTAGAAGAAAAGACTAATTCATTCAATGTCTGACCTGAAGTACCACCTACTAAAGAAGATAGAGTAACAGTAAAATTATTTGTATAATTATTATTTTTATAGCCTGTTATACTATTAGAAAATATATTGTTTCTATCTTTAAAAAACGATATTGTTATTGGTGTTAATTGATCTTGGGTTTTAAAGTATACTACATCGAGACCTGAGCTACCTACTAATACACTTGATAAGCTAGAGCTAAGGCAGTTAACTATTGAACCACTAGATAGTTGTACGTAAATATTTTCAGACGATAAAGAAATTTTTTCAATAGGAACATATTCAAATGCTGATAGATATGTAAGATAATTCTTTTCATAGACGCTCCAATAAGACTTTAAATGGTTAAACTTGTCTTTAGTTAAATTAAAATAGTTATTCCAATCCGCTGAAGCACTAAAGAATATGTTTTGAAAGTCCTGATAAAACGGTGTTTGTGAATTTATAGTAATAGCTTGACTAAATTCACCAGCAGATAAATTTAAGTTTGATTCACCATCACCCCACGTTGCTGTGAATGTATTAGTAAAGTAATCATATATATTTACATCAGTACTATAAGAACCTAAGATTGCGTTATTATTACAATCTCTTACTACCATACGAACAGTATATTGACCTGGGTACTCGTATGCATGTGTACTTGATAAATTATGAGCAAAATTACCATCTCCAAAATCAAAAGTAGCTTTAAGCTCGTTTAATGGAGTACCTATTTGATCTGTATTAGGTATACGGGCTTTGAACGTTAAGGGTGTTATAGCAAGATTATAAGAAGATAAGACTGTATCGCCTCTATAATCTACTACATCAAATGTTGCATAATCTGTTTTAATATTACTCATCTATTACCTTTATACGCTTAGCTACCGAAAGTGGTGAATATAAGTATGGAAACTTAAAATATGGAAGTGTTAAGTTTTGATTAACTAAACTAATATCGCTTTGCTCGTATAACGGGTTAAATGAAAGAAAAGAAATAGTTTCTATACTACTACCATCTTTTTCATTTTTTGTATATATGTTCCTTACCCCTTCTATAGCGAGAAGATCTCTCATTAATTCATTAAGAGATAAATTTTGTCCTAATTTATTGTTTTCAGGAGCAAAGAAAGCTTTAATTTTACTAGCAATTCTCGACTTAATAGTCTCTTTATTTATTTTATTATTAGCTTCCCGTACAGCATAAAGACATGTGTTGTTAAGTATATCTAAATTTAATGTTGAGGAATTACTCATTCCAAGACCAAATGCCATGTAAATAGGGTCTCTTGGGACAACAGTATTTGACAATATTTTTCTTTCATTTGTCTGCTCTATAAGCAAATTTTTGAAAGAATTGCTCAAAAATGGAGGATACGATTCATCCTGTATTGGTGTAAATTTTGGTACAACAAAGACGTTTATATTATTAAAATCACAAGCATCAGCAAAATTTATCTGGTTTACAATGACTCGGTTGACTTTATTTGGATCAACACACATATCATAAAAGTATTTTATATAGCCATTTAAATAAGAATTATTATCTACAACATCAACACTATTAACGACATTAGCTAAATTTTTATTAATAAAGCTTTCATAATCTTCTTCTGTTACGAGTCTTAACTGAGATGAAAATACCTTTGGTGCATTTTGTCTTATTTGATCTACAGTCTCGGCATCAGACAACGACGTTGAAGCTTGAGGGTTATTAATATTAAGATACGAGCTGTTAGTTATATCAATAAAAGTAGTCTCATCTTTATTAGGGTATGTATCATTAAAGATAGCACGTTGACGTGGAGAATCGTACACAAATAACTTATCCCCATTAATTGTGTTTTTACTAATGATACCACCAACATTATCAGACTGTAAGTAATTAACAGAGACTGTATCCCCCTCTTTTAACGTTTTTCCAAATACCCCATTACCAAATTTAACTTCATAAAAACCATCTTCATTCAATCTAAGCTCGTAAACCCTATCAACAGATTTAGTTAAATATAAGCTATCGACTTCGCTGTATTCATAATACGTATTTGTATCTATCTCTTTTACATAAACACTAATCGTATCTTCTGCAATAAATTTTTCAGTATTTGTATCAACAATGTTTTTTACAACTACAGGTAATGTTTCGAAATCTTCCCCCTGTGCTTTATAATCTGGATATTCCTTAATACTACCTTGATATAACACAACTGTATCATTTAATGTTTGAATAGTTTCATTATTGGAAATATTTTTATTAAAAGAAAAGTCCTTGTTAAAGGTGTATTGTATTCCATTTGCTAAAAAATATGAATACTTACGTATAGTGTAATTACCTGTTGGCATTGTTGATGAACCAACAGCGTTTATCGGGACTATTGAAGTCTGCTTACCAACAGGCTTATAACCTATTAGTTTTACAATCTTATTCATGTTCTCGTATAGAGTAGCTTGATCAAAATTTACCTCAGAAGCAGTTGTGTTTAAGTAAAATAGTAATACATGGTATGAATAAGCTATTATATCTATAATAGCAGCAAGATTACTACCATCAAAATTTTGGTCAGTAAACTTTTCATTTTCATTTAACCTATTGATAATGTACTCCTTAAGAGTAACCGCATCAAACGCTACATATGCATCTTGCGGGAGATTAAAATCTAAAAATTTGTTTGTTGTATCGTTCGTTGGCATAATTAAAGTACAAAATATCCGTTATTATTTAATAGTGATTGAAGTGAGAGTCCATAGATGTTTAAAGAAGGTACATTTATTTGTAAAGTAATATAATATTCATGTTGATCAGGAATAGGTCTAACACTTACCCCTTCAAGTTGAACTCTTGGCTCTTGATCTGGTAGTTTGTTTTGAATATCATCTTGAATTTGAAACGCGTTAAAATCATTTACTTGTTCAAAAAGATAACGTCTCAAATCTAAACCAAATTCCGGACTTAATATTTTTTGCCCAGGTGCTGTTAGAAAAATATTTGTTATACTATTCTTAATAGCTTGCTCGTCAAATGATGCTTGCACATCTCTAAGTATTACCTTTTTATTAAGTTGTCCATTATAATAGACAGAAGGTGTTATGTCTAAAAATAGATCTTTATACAGGTATCCTTGCTCTAGAGAAGCGTTATCTAGATTATCTACAGAGGTATCAGTTAACTTAATAAGAGCCATTTATAATATTTAATACCACAGTGGTAAATCGAGATCAAGGAACTATAATATAATTATAGTATGCGTGTTAAAGGTAAAACTGATATTAATGTAGAAATTACCCCAACTGAATTTATTTCAGCTCTTAAGAGTGAAGTATACTCAAAGCTCAAGCTACCTAAGCCTATTGAAGGCGAGGTATATGTAAAGGGGGATAAGTGGAAACCTAAGAGATGGGAACTTAAGACCATTGCGCATACAACTCATTCGTTTGAAATTGAAAATGATCTCGGACCAGCCAAAGATGAAGATGTACAAGTATTTGAGGCGTTTCACACTATAGCAGAGTTTCTTAAAGATTAAGTTATGCGATACCGTGTGATTATTTGCAAGTCTGTATAAATAATAATATGGCAGGTAAAAAATTTGTTAATTTACATGAATCTTATATGAGAAGATATGAACGTGGGGGTTTCCTTGTTGGGGATGTTTTCAAGTTTAATGATGATTATAAGAGTACAGATAGCTATAAAGAGCTTGGCAACGCAACGCAGGGGTTAATTACAAAATTAATCGATTCAGGATTACATATTCGAATAACTGATATTAAAGATACAGAGCCGGCTCGTTACCCAGCAAATCCACAAACTTCTTCTCTAGATGTTGTTTTAAATTTAGCGCTTGATCAAGGAGGTGGTCGTTATTCAGATCACGTATCAGTACCAGGTTGTCTAGGTCAAGCAGTAGAATTCTATCCAAACCTTCTTCCCATACCAGATGCTATGCGTAGAAAGAGCGATGTTAACATAAAGCCGGAAGAAGCAGAAGAAACAACAGCTCCCGGAGCAGTAGAAAACCCTGTTAGGGAGTTACCAAAACAGAATACAGAAATTCCCTGCGATCCAGCTACACCATCACCAGCTGTTGCATCATATACTAATCAGTATTTAAGTGACTTAAGATAGAAGTTAAACGTCAATAACTTCACTCTCATCTACAAGAGCTTTCATTATATCATCTCGTGATAATAATATCTGTGTTTGATTGTCAGCAATATTAATACGCTCTCTGCTCTCTACATCAAGTTTCTTTACTTCTAACTGCGTTTCATTTCTTTCTTTTGCAGTATGAAGCTTATTTAACGTTTCTATAGCAGATGATGATGCTTTAATTAATTCAGCTAAAGCTGCAACATCACGATTTTCTGGAGCTGATGAAATATAATCATTAACGTTATCTACGATGCTTAATGATTTTTTAATAAGTTTACCAGAATTTTGAATAAGAAAATCTTCTAAGTCCTCTTTATTAAGAACACTTTCATCAACAGGTGTTCTAGCGACTTTATTATTTTGCTTCAATTGTGATATAATATCGTTAACTGCCTCGTCTAATTCCTCAGCCATACGTATATTTAATCTATACTTGAATTTTTTACAATATACCTTATTATAGTTATATGGTTATCAAGTTTAAGAAAACTAATGACAAGGCTGTTATCCCTTATAAGAACAATGATAGTGATACTGGACTAGACGTAACATCAGTTGAAGATAAATTAATACCTGCACGTGGCTCCGCTGTAGTAGATGTTGGTTTAAAATTTGCGTATATTGATGTTGGTTTCTGGGTAAAGGTAGAAGGTCGTTCAGGTCTAGGATTCAAGCATGGTATTATACCTCACCCGGGTATTATCGATCAGGAGTATCGTGGCGATGCTGGTATTAAATTGTATAATAATACTGATAAAGACTACGAAGTTAAAGCTGGTGATAGAATTGCACAGTTTGTAATTTATAGAAATTATACTGTAGAAGTATCAGAAGGAACTATCGTACAATCTAAGAGAGGTGAAAAAGGCTTTGGTTCATCTGGTAATTAATTATGGTTGATTTTGATAAAATTTGGGTTGAAAAATATCGTCCTGTAACGCTTAATGATATTATTCTAGATAAGAGAACGCTAAGTGTTATAAAAGAGTTTAAAAATGAAATACCTAATCTTCTGTTTGTTGGTAATCCCGGTACTGGTAAGACCACGCTTGCAAGAGTTATTGTTAACGATATACTCGGATGTAATTATCTTTATATTAATGCTTCTGATGAGTCTGGTATCGATACAATCAGACATAATATTACTAATTTTGCTCAAACTAAATCATTTGATGGTGGGGTTAAGGTAGTTATCTTAGATGAGGCTGATGGATTAACTACTAACGCGCAAGGCGCTTTACGTAATACTATGGAAACCTATGCTAAGTACTGCAGATTTATTCTTACTGCAAATTACAAGCATAAAATTATTCCTGCATTGCAATCTAGATGTCAGTCATTAGATATTAAGCCGGTAGTAGAGCTAGCAGTTAAGAGATGTTATAATATTCTAAAAAATGAAAATATTAAGATTGCTGAAGAACAGAAGAAAAAATTTATCCAACTCGTTAAACGTCACTTCCCCGATTTACGGAAAACAATTAACGAACTACAAAAGAACATTATTGATTCAGAGTTGTGTATTAGTAGCGTTAATAGCGATAACGAGCTGCTCGAAGCGCTTTATAAAAAAATAGCATCAAAGCAATGTTTAGAAGCTAGAAAGTATCTAATCGAAAATGAAGATAGATTTCAAGGTGACTACGATACATTACTAGCTAATTATTTAGATTTTATATATAATTCCAATCTTGCAGATGTAAAAAAGAAAGAGACGATTGCAATTATTGCAGACCATCTTTATAAGAGCGCTTTTGTTGTTGATAAAGAGATTAATGCATTTGCATGCTTAGTAAATTTAGAAAATGCCTTACATTAGACCCGAGCAAAGAAAAGACGTAACAGAGTCACTTAACTCTGTTGGAATAAACTATGTACCTAAAAACGCCGGTGAGCTCAACTACGTGGTTACAGTTTTTATTGATAATTACCTTAGAGCATTTGGAAAAAATTATGCTAACTGTAATGAAATGATAGGAGCATTAGAGTGCTGTAAAATGGAATACTATAGAACAGTAGTAGGCCCTTATGAAGATATGAAGATTGATGAAAACGGGGACGTTTAAAATCCAAAATTATCACAGTCTTCATCGTTATCGCAATCCGGCTCACTAACACCTAACACACCTAAGTAATCTTCCATTGAGTTACATGGCATATAATATAAATTGCCATTATCATCGCGATGCGTGTGGCAGCCTTCGCAACCTAACTCCCTTCCTCTGTTAGTAGCTTCTTCACATGTATCAAAAATGTCTTGTCCTTGAGTATGAGTATCTGGAAGCGGACGAGTAGGTGCATTAGGTATACCACCTTGCCCATCCAATGTGGATAAATTATATATACCGTCATTTGTTTGCATTGTCTGATCGGAATATGTACTATCATTAGTAATGGACGTACCTAAAATATCAGTTTGAATTTGTTTACATTCCTTTTGAATAATCTTATTTGTAGTAGTGTATTCAGTTCTATTTAACGATATTAACAACCTGTTAACTGCTCCTAATGTACCGTATGCTCTATTACTTCTTGCATAAAATTGATTAGTAAGTTTTTGAAATTTATAGATCTTATTCGCAGCTACACCTAATGTCATTTCTATGCTACCGAAAATATTATCTGATATATTTTTTAAGTTGTTAAAGAAAGTTATATCTTTAAGCATTAAATTACCTGAAGCGAAGTTTGTAAACCCTTGTTGCCACTCTGAGTTTACACGCTCTTTGGGTAGCTTATCAATATAAGGAAGAGTATTATATTGATAAACTCCGCCTTCTTGATTATAATTAAAAACGTTTGTTGCGCTTTTAATTCCGTTGTCTATATTCTCCTGCATCTTTGGAGGTAGATGGTTGTATAAATCTAAAGCAGCATTTACTGGCTCTAAACCATACACAGTTGTTGAAATATTACTTCTTACTGCATTACCCAGAGTACCAATTGCATTGTTTGTTGATTGTAGTAAATTTAAATTACCACCTATTAAATTAGTTATATCAACTGCTGCACACGCAAACGGTCCATTTAAAATTTGCCTTAAATAATATAATATTGAACACTCATCAAGTTGTAGAAGACCTTGCACCGAGTTTAATTTTCTCATAAAGTCTTCTAGCTGACTCAAACCTAATTCGAAGGTCTTTAAGAAAGACTCCATAAAATCTAACTCATGTTCATCAAAGTTATGTCCTAATATAGGTCCGGATAGATTACCATCACAGTCTCTTTCTATTAAATTTTCAAACTGCTTTCTTGTAACAAAGAGAGATCTTAGGATTTCTGACTTATTATTAAAAAAGCCATTTATATCTCCTACTAACCCTCTAACTACCTGATTTAAACAAGCTGACATATAATATATTTAAGTTAGTACAATTGGATTCCCACCTGGTAATTGAGTTGGATTTAAATCATTAGGGGTTTGTGAACCTGGGAGTGTTCTAATTTGCTTACCAGTCGGTATTTGATTAGGTAGGGTTAGACTTGCATCATCAACCCTACTATCTACATCAGGTCCAACATATGTCTTGACACATTGAATTACGTTTTCATAACTATCTTTAAAGAATCTATGATGCACTTTAGTTACGAACCACCTACCTAAAATTTTAGCATCAGAAGGTGAATCATTGCCATCTAAGCCACCTGTTAATTTAAATAGATCTATAAACTTACCAGGTTGTCTAAATGTATCTCCTTGGTTGTCGAGAGTTAATTGTAAATTTAAAAACGTAAGATTTGAAACCATTTGAGCTTTAGCTATGTTAATGATTTGATCTTTATTGAAAGGAAATATCATCGGTCTTATAGTTCTCCCTCTTATTTTATTAAGAGGTACAAATGGCTGAGGCTTACCACCGACTAAATTAAATACATCTACAAAAGATTTTTTCCATTCAGCTCTAATCTCTTCTAGAGAAACTTGATGTTGATTTTGCTGGCCTCCTAACCCATCATTATAACCTGCTGAGTAATTAATAAAAAATTCATTCCCATAATTAACCATAGGAGTTGTTACATTTGCATTCTTTAATAGCCCTTCATTTTGATTCACCGGTACATTAGTATCTTTTGGATTATTTTTATTAGTTCCGAGAACACGTGTAGTTTCATTATTGTCAGAACTACCAGTTAAATCTCCTAGACCGAATCCCTCTATAGTTAATGCTTTGTTATCCTTAAATATTTTATCTATCGCTTCTAAAGAATATTTTTGTTTTGTTCTGTCAAAGTTTAATACACACTGCACAGGTAACGCTTCACCATCGCCTCCGGTTGAATAATTTATTCTAAGAAGATACTTTAATAAATCTGAATATCTCCAACTTAATGGACAAGTAATATATTCTTGGTCTGCAACAAACTCACCGTTTGGTTCCCCAATCTTATGTGAACCAACATCCCAAAAATCATTATCAATAACATCTGCACCTAACACATCTACTAATAACTGTCTTATACATGAACCTACTGTAGTGTCACCAGCCTCTCGCATTGCATTAGTTGGATATACTTTATTAAAAGGTATAGCTTCATTTAGCTTTGCATAGTTCTTATCTAATAATTTATATGTTTTAAAGTTATTAGATCTATCGCTTTTAGATACACTGTTACCTTCATCTGTTATAACAAATGTATATGTTAAAGCATGTTCAGGAAAACGTTTAAATGTTTCCCACTCACAAAAAACTACATGTAAATAATCATCTCCATCTCCTGTTGTGTAATGATTATCTTCTATGTAATCATATGGGTTGTTTACTGTTATATGACCTGCACAAAATGGTTCGAAAAAGTTTTCCTGAAGATCTAAATTAACAATAGCAGACTTAGTTAATCTTATTGTGTTAGTTGGATCTTGCTTATCTGGATCAACTTGATCTTGTGGAAACTCTGATGTAGATATTTCAAAGTAACAATAATAATCTGCACCATTAATTTTGAATTTATTAGCATCATTTAATTCATCCTCAATAGTAGCCGTTACCACTGTTTCATCTAAAACAGGTATATTATCACCTTTAGCCATTAGAAATGCTTGTTGTTAAAGATAGTAGCATCGGTCATCTGCTGATATATTAATCCACGTTTACTAGGAAGAATATATTTTAGCTGTTGACCGCCTTCAGCAAAAAAACTATTACCAATAACATCTTTGTTTAGTAGATATATAATCCACCAACTGAAAATATCACCGTATACATCATACGAAGTCATAGTTAATGCTTGACGCGCAGTAACAACATGTGTGTCTAATAGATTACTATCTATATTAGTTGGAAATTCCATTCTGTTAAGAATGTTATAAAAATAAAACTCTTTACCATCTTTGTTTTCAGAGTATACTTTAAAAATACGTTCATATCTGTTAAGCGGCAGCTTGGGTAATGCTGATACTTCATCTTGATATTTTCCTGTTGTTCCTGTTAAGCTCATATCTTATGTTCCGGGTATACCAGATCCGGACCTTGTCCCTCCTGGTAGAGGCTCTATTTCTGCCCGGGCAGGAATAGGACCTATTGAAATTTCTCTCCTTTTACTTTTCTCAATTAAACTTTGCTCTGGTGACAACTCCCTAAAAGGCTGTATAGTTGCATCCTCTGGTTCAAAACCAGGTGCAGGAGGTTCAAAAGGCTGTATAGTTGCATCCTCTGGTTCAAAACCAGGTGCAGGTGTGTTTAAATTCTCAATACCAGGTACTGGGTTTAGATTATAAATTTGTTCATCAGTTAACAAAAGATAATCTTCAAATGTTCCAGGAGCTCCAGGTCTGTCTTGAATACTCGTTGAAAAATATTCATAACTACGAACATCTGTACCATCAACTGCCAACCCAGTCCAATTAGGATCCCCACCGGTGGGATTTGGATCTATCTTCCTTTGTGAAACATTGTTTTGTGCTTCTCTTATCCTAGCTGCTCTATCTAGATTAGCTGCTGTAGACCCAATAGATGCTTCTTCTGCTCGTTTAAGCTTTATATAGCTATCGTCTCCAGAATCAAAACCACCAAATTTATCTATTTCATCCATAAAGTTTGCTGCTTCTATAGTTAATGATCTAAATGAAAACTGACATGTATATGCTTCTGGTACTATTCTCGAACCACCAGTAGATATAGGTAACCGTCTTCTCATTCCTAATAAACCAATGTTAAAACTTTCAAGATACGCCCATTGTATATAACGCTGACCAGGTATAACTATATTGTATATAGCTGGAAATGTCATTCCAATAGCACCTGTTCTAAACGGTCTATTCATTCTAGTAAAATCAGTAATAAATCTATGATTTTGCTCAATAGCGTCATTATTTAAAGTATTTGATAGAGCAAAAGATAACTCCAACCCGTTATCCGTATTACTATATTGATAAAATTTTGGTGTTTCAATATACGTGCCTGGAGCACCTATTGTTTGCATTCCTGCATTAAAGTCTACATTTGTACCGAATGCTTTATTAAACAGACTACTAGCTCCTTTTACTGAAGCTTTTGAAACTTTATCTACTAATGACTTATCACCGGAATTACCGGCAGCACCTCCGAGGTTTGCAATACCACTTGCTAATGCTGCAGCTCCACCAATTACAGATTCACCGGCTCCTCCTAAACCTGTTAAAAACTCCCCACCTAACATTTGCGCACCTCGCTGACTGACCGGTGAAAACGTATCAGCATACTCAGTACTAAAACTACGAATATTATCTGAAAAGAAAGGAAAACTAAATCTAGTTAGAGGGTCACTACTAGTACCATATAATCTTCTATAAAAATCTAATCCAGGATTTGCACTTCTAGTACCTCCTTTTTTGTTTATAGTGCCAAAGTGTGTAGGTGATAGTATATTTAAATAACCATCTATAAACGAACGTAATTGGGAAAATTTTAAAGCGTACGCTGACACATACGCAGAAGGAGCCTCATTACGCATTTGCGATTTACGAGCAACAGAAGTCCAATCATAGTCATTAACTAGATCATAGCTTTGTTGGTATTTATGAGGGTCGGCCACTAATAATATTTATTACGGTGTAAGGCTATAAGCGGAATTAGTATAGTCGAATCTTCCATCATTATAGCTTGGTCCTTGCATTCCACCGCTCATATCAGTGTTGGATGGTTGCATTACAACATTAGGTGATGCAGATGCTCCTTGTCCTTGACCAGCAACTAGTTGCGCAGTTAATTGTACTAATTGACTTAAATGTATGTTCGAAGTTTTAATTTCACCTATAACATTATCCGAGCCCATTATGTCGCCTATTACTCCCCCGCTCTTAGCTGCAATAATATCATCTTTTTTATTAATAGGAATTATTTTATTTCCCTTAATTACTACATCGTCAAAGGGGTTTAAAAATGAACCAACTGCTTTAACTCCTTCCCAAGCACCAGAGCCAAAATCTTTTACTTTACCAACTACCCAATCAGCAGCTCCAGTTAACCATCCGTAAATTTTATCCATCATTCCTTTGAATATAGAAATAAACTTGTTAGCAATACTTCCAAAGAACTCACCTGGAGACGGTAAGTTAATATTTTCAATGACTTTGCCAACAGATTGACCAGCTTTAGCTAACCAACCTATAACAGCACCAATAAAAGGAAGAGCTTTATTAAAATATTCTGCAGCACCTTTGAAATCACCTTTAAATATAGCACCGAAACCTTTTCCGAGATTTATTATATTTTGTACACCAGGTAAGTTTAAAGCAAAATCTTTAATTTGTCCCCAAAAATCAACACCACCTGCTGGTGCTACAGTTTTATCTTCACCAGTTTCTTTATTCAAATCATATAGTAATAATGCACCATCAATGAGAATGGAAGCTATATTACCCACACCGGTAGGTAGAAGATTTAATATACCAGATAAAAATTCAAATACAGCAGGTATATATTCGCCTTTCTTCCACCGTGCTATACCAAAACCAAAACTGAAAAGGGAACCTATAACAGGTATAAACCTACCAAATTTTAATAATCTTTTACCTATCTTTCCAGCTATGCCAGTTAATGTAGCTAAAAGTTTTCCACCTTTTATTGCTGTAAAAAACCCCTTTGCTACATTTCCCATAGGTTTAAGTATTTTAGGTAATGTTTTAGTTATAAACTCTCCTACCGGTCCTAAGAAATCTGCTAACCAAGTAGCAAAAGCTGTAATACCAGCTCCTAAGGCTAGGAGTAGAGGTAATTTTAATTTACCTGGCTTCATTGCAGCTCCCTTTGTTGCTGTTGCTGTTGCTTTCTCAGCTGGGGTAGTAGCTGTAGCACCAAAAGTATCTTTTTCGTTCTTTTTCTTAACTGTAAAAAAAGCATTAGCAAGAGCTGTACCTATATTAAAAGCTCGTCTTGCTTCATTAGACTTCAAAACCGGATTAACTTTATCAGAACCTCTTACATCCCGATCTTTAACAGACTTTCTATTATTTTTGCTGTTAGATTGGCTTAATGCCTGTATTAAGTCTAGAGTTTCGTCATCCACATATTTATTTATGTATTAGACGCAGCATCAAAGAAGGTTGGGTCAATAGCAATTGTTGTATCATCAACAGTTAATATTGATTTGTCATATTCACTAACATCCTTTAAAAAGGTAGTAATACTTTCATATAACTCTAGAGGCAACTCTTCAACAATTTTAACTCTATCAATTACTTTTAAGTCGTTAAACTCTACCGCCTGATCATCAATTGTTATAGATTCAATATGTTTAATAAGTTCAAAGATATATATTAATCCCATAGCCTCTGATAAATCTTCTGTCTTAAGTTTATCAATCTCTGAAATACACTTTTTAACAATTTGATTTTCTTCTTTAAGAGTGGGTATACGTAAATTAACTTTTATTGAATCAATAGTAGCCTTACCATTTAATTTAAACTTAGTAGGTGCTTTTGCTTTTTTGAGACATGAGTTAATAGATATGGTTTCCCCGCTCTCAACATTAACATTATCTCCGAGAGAATGACTTCTTAACCCTAGAATAATTGGCACTCTATCAAATGCATAAAACTGATCACCTTCAACATTTTCTAGAATTATATTGTTAATAGCCTCGGTAAACTGCAATGCACCAAGTACACCATTAACAGCTGTTGAAATTATATCTTTTTGTTGCTTTAACGTAATAGGTTTTGCAACTACATCTTTTTTGATAGAAGGTACATACACTTTAAAGTCATTTTTTAAAGAGGATAGCTTATCTAAAAAATCACTAGTGGTTGAATTGCTCATACGAATATTTAACGAAGTATCTATTTTTGCAACTTCTCGTTCTCTTCATCACATTCTCTTTTATACAGCTCTAGATAATCTAATATGTCTACTAATGTACTATTAACGAGGAAGTTTACATCAGGTATACGTCTACTTAGTATAAACAAATACTCTCTATATGTGTTTTCATCTAGTCCGGAAAACATACTATCAATAAACAAAAACGGTGAACTACTTAAAAAATTTAAATTAATGGGGTTATTTTTTCCTTGAAGAAGAGGGTATCTAAATGCATCTTGTTTTTCACTAACAAACTCATTTACATTGTTTAAAACATCAGCAGGTAGTTTATTAATAATTTGTACAAACTCTTCATCAGTTAATATATCTAAGTTTAATGCTTCGCCCTCAATTGTTATGCCGCGTATAACACTTAACACGTTATCTGTATTTACACAAAAACGTGAAGGGTAATCTAAAGTTATCTCAATGTTATCTCTAATAACTTCACGCCTTATATCTAAACACTCTTGAAATGATTCTAGAATGTATTTGATATTAACATCCTTATCATTACCGCCAATAGTTATTTGCGCAGTAGGTCTAATACATTTTTCTCTCAACATTAGTAGAGTGATAAACTTTTCAATAACATTTAAGTTTTTGGTAACAATAAAATCTTCTAGATAATTTAACTTTGTATGTAATGAATTATTATGAAGTAGTAGTTCGCGTATATGCTTATACAAAAATTGTTTTACTTTTACTTCCTTACCATTTGGAAGTGTGAAGGTCATGACCATGTGATTAATTAATCACTAATTCTATAACTACAACACCGGCGGAGCTGGTACCGGTCGTGGATCACCAAATATAGGAATTGGTTGATAATTTTTAAATCCAAACGTAATTGATTTTTCAATATAGTCTGTATTATCATAGTTTAACGAATAACCTTCAACATTTGTTGGAAAAACATCAAGAAATCTATAACCTTTACGACGTGCACCTACATTATTATATTGTACTAATTCTACTGCAGGGCAAAGTAAATTACGTAACATTAAGCCGTCGATACCTACTGCTACCATCCATGGTCTAAAAAACAAATGCTCTATATCATCTTCTGTATCAAAAAAGTTTATTACTAGATTCTTACTTAAAAAATCTGTTCGTTTTTGAACTGCATAACCAGGTAAAAAGCCACCTTGGTTCATATTACCCGCAACATCAAATTGTGTATTTTCATTCGGAACAGTAATAGAGCGAGCAGCAAGTATATTACCGATTGTATGATCTGTGTAGTCGTATGGTTGCTTAATTGCACGCCAATGCTCTTCAGGGCTTTTCTCTAGCGCAGCGTTAATTGAATATACTAAATCCTGTGGGTAGAAGAAAGACACTTTCCATAGAAATGGATGTGATAAAAAGAATTTAGATGTATAATTTGACGTACTATACGCATCAAGAAAATCATACGTTGGTTTATGAAATGCCATTAATAGTATTTAATCGGCAACCTATAAGAAAGAATAATTATGCTGCAGCAAAATCTCTGTAGAAGTGGTATGCAAACGTTACAGAAAAGCTTAACACTTCACCAGTACCATCTGCTATGTCATAACTAATTGGTCCAATATCTCTTATAGAAGCACCAACTAGTTTAAACTTTCTAACTGGATTTAATTCTTTATTCAATTGAACTAAATCAATATAAGATCCTTCACCAGGCATACCATATTGACCTAAGGAAGTTTCATTGTTGAAAACAATCCTAGAAGCTGCTTCAAATTTAGTTCTTAACTGACAGTTTTCATCATGATAAAAATCAATTGAATAACCAGCTGCTCCAGGGTAAGTAGACTTACCAGGTAAGTGAAACTCTTGTCCAAAATAGTTTACAACTTTATCTTCAATATTTCTACCAGGTAACTCTGCTGTTTTAGCATAAACTAAATCAGGTGAAATATCTCCGTTACCATCTCCTAGAAACTCAACTCCAGGTAAACTAATCCCTTGCACACGAAAAAGAAAATCTCGCGAAAATTGATTCGCTCCAGCTTGAGAAAAGAATTTTTGAATTGTTGTTGTATCGGCCATATTATTATTTAGTGTTCAATTTTATTAACCACCAACTAACTCTTGGAAATTTGCATCCGTTCTAGTTGCGTAGAAGTTAACTAAGATAAATTCTGCTGTTCTTGTTGGTTTTAAGTATATATCTACAACCAACTCATTAGCATCGATTACTGATGGTGTGTTATTTCTTTCATCACATACAATTAAGTAATCAAATAATCCTTCGTTATTTCTTGCTCTTTCGAATATTGGGGTTAAAGCGTTAACTAATCTTGTTCTAGTAAATTCAGAGTTTTGCTCAAAGACAAACTGCCTTGTTAATTGTTTAGTAGGTCTTTCAAGTGCTAAGAACAACCTTCTTACGTTAATTCTATCAAACGCACTTGGTTTCTTCTGCAATGTTTTCTGACCAAATATCACTATTCCTTGATTTGGAAATTGTGCTACAGGGTTAATGTTTGCTTTATAAAACTCATCACGTTGTTTTTGGTTTGGATTAACACAAATATCAAGTGCATTTCCAACTAAACCTCTTGTAAATCCTGCTGGTGCAAACCATGGGAAGGCTACTGCGTCTGTTCTTGCCATGGCAGCGCCGGCAAAACCAGAAAATGGTACCCAGACGTTTTGTCCTGTATAACTGTCATTAACTAGTGACCAGTTACCATATGTTGTTGCATAAGATGTATTCTCATTTTCGAATTGATGCTTAACTGGCCAAAATACATCTGTTTGAAAGTTATTATTCTTATCATCAAGAATCTTAGTATTTTCACCTTGTACAAATATTTGCCTAATTGGATCAGCAATGAATATGCAATCACCTCTATCACCACCTTCATACGGTGGTTTAACAAATTTTTCAAACTTATTAAACACTGCGGCATAATCGTTTCTAAGTTGAATACCTTTGGCTGTTGGAGTACCAGAGGTTCTTAAAGCATCCACAGCTTGAACAACGTTGTTAGTTTGTGAAAACTCATCATAGTATCCGTAATCTGAATCAGCACACATTACCGAGTAAATAGTACCTAGACCACCCTCAACAACAACATCAATATTATAAACTTCATCGTTCTTAATATTATCTAACGATCTTTCAATTTTACTAGGTATATTACCAAGTAGTTTATTAGTTACTGTTTGATCTGTATAAGCAGCTCCCGGGTAAAGGAAGGATGCATCAGGCTCAATACCTCCAGCGACACCACCACCTAACGCTCTTCTTAAACCAATTAAACTCGCTGCTCCAGCGTCCGCAACTGTTGATATTGAAAAACCTATAGTTGAAAAACTAGCCCCTCCTAAGTTATCTGAAAGAACTCGTATCCTCTTTTTCGGTGTACCATCATCATTTAAATTTTCACCTCCTGCTAGGCGATTAGAAAGATTATCATTAACTAAAACTGTTATATTGTTCGAACCACTAGTCCTGTTGCTAATATACGACGAAACATCAGGCCCGCCATTCGGGTTAAGTTGCTTTCTAAATGTATTAATCGAGCCAATTACACCGTCTGTTAACGTATAATCAAGCTTAAATGCCTCATTCGCATAAATCGATTTGCGTAATTTAAATACTCCTAAGCTAAGATAATCATCAAACTCTCTGCTATCTAGATCATAATCAACTAAATTATCTATCACCTCTGATACACTATTATTTGTACCGTTTTCATAATTAGCAGTAAGATTAAATGTTAGTGTGCCGTTTGGTATATCAGTAAGATCTGAAGCTCTTTCACCTGCTGTAGCCGCTGCAGTAGTAGTTTTAACACCGGAAATACTATTAAAATTAGAAGCTGGGTTTACATTTACGTTATCTGTTATCCCAACATAAAGTCCCTCAAATGACTGGTTAATTGTAGTTTGCGCTTTATTTAAAACAATAACACCAGCGTGTCCTAATCCTTGAATATTATTTGTTCCAACCAAACTTTCAATTTTTCTAGCATCAGTATCAGCTGATTGCCATGTATAACCTTGTCCTGCAACTGCTGATAAATATTGTGACTCGGTTAAATCTACATGGACTGGTGCACCAAGTACATAGACAGCAGAACCTGATTGGCTAAGAGTTCCTAGTATACCGGAACTTCCTACGGCGGTAACTGGGTAGGCTAACGCTGAATATTTAGAGCCGAAACCATCACCTGTTCCTACACCATAAGGCAACCTTCCTGCATATACGTTTGAAGGAGAGTTTAAAAGCTCTCGTAAAGTGTAATGGAAATATCTTTCAGAAGAGTTAGTAGGAGTTCCAAATACTTGAACTAACTCTTGTGTTGTTGTAATTCTTAAAACTTCATCAATGGGTCCCTGTTGTGCAAACCCAGTAACGTATATGTTAGTTCCTACATTTGCTGGGGCCGTAAGTGAAAGATCTGATTCTCTAATTTCTACTCCAGGGGAGGTAATTGTACGCTGTGCCATAAAATTATTTATCCTTTTTCAACCAAATTAATTCAAAAATTAATGACTTCAGTATGTAATTGCGAATAAACAAATGTAAATCCTGATGTTATTTCGTTAGAATCTTGATAATTATAATTTACAGCTTCTAATGTAGTAGGAAATGCTTTAGTATACGTGAATTTTATTCGATTGTTATTAAATTCATCTTTACCATAAATTGTTAAATCTGTTTGATAATCTCTAAAGTCAGGTGATTCATTCTGATTTAACTCACGTTGATTGTATTTTCCTATATGTTGATCATGTAGTAAGTTTATCCATTGATAAATTACCCAGTAGTTTCGATATTCGTTATCAACATTAAAATTAACTGTAACAGGTGGGAAAGGATCTTTAGAGTGAGAAGATACATATAGTGTACTACCAGCATAGCGTGTTTCTTGAGCAGCTACTGTTATTTCTGGTACTGCTGCACCAAAAATAGAAAACTGTACAGAGTCACTAATAATAGTAGTGTTATTTTGTTCTTGAGTATAATTTTTATTAATATCTTTTAAAATTGGAGGTACATCAAAAATTAACAAGAACTTATCTGCTCTTGATTTATTCAGCATGGACTGCTGCATAGTGTTTCTAGCCATATAATATATTTATAGTAAATTATCTGTTCTTGGTAGACCAGCTTGCCAATCATCTGGCGGTTTTTCATTAATAAGTTGATACCCGAAAGCTCTTAAATCATCCATATCAGAATCAGCTTCACTTTCACCCATCCCCCATACTAATGCATTCATTTGATGGTTAGTACTTCCAACTATTTCATCATCTAAGTATATTGATGTCGGGTCTTCGAAATACTGTACTCCAAAGTCCATAGGCTCAATAACAGAAGGCTTACCCATATCATCAACCTCAACTATTTCGAAGAACCGCTCAGTTATTTCTTTCTCCAAAATGAATAATGCATATAACATCGCCATTACTCTATCATCATGAAAACCTGCACGAGCTTTCCAAGTACCATTTGGATATCTAACAAAGTTTCTTAACTCAGCTACTGTTTGTTCTTCATTTATATGAACTACTCTTATTTCATTCATGAAGTATCTCATATTAAGAACACCTTTGTACTTAGTATTAGTATGAGCTATCATACCTCTCATTACATTTCTACGATGAGCATTTTTGTTACCGTATGATACTAATTTTTCATATCCTAAATCTTCTGACAACCTATCCACTACTTGCGCGCCACAATTGTTTCTCTCTATGAGAGCTAAGGGAGACCCCCAGTTACGTAAAATTTTGTATAATCTATTAGTAAACTCTAAAGGCGGGATCTTGTTGTTTCTATATACAGCTACCTGTTTGATGTCTTTAATATCGGTTATATCTAAAATCTGAATGACAGATGAATCAACTCCAACTCCTTCAGATATATCTACTCCTGCAGCATACAATCTACTATCATCAGGCTCTTCCCATATCTTATAATGACCATCATCTAAAACAATTTTAGGTTCAGTTACCTTAGACATCATTTCTTCAAATAGTTCGTCATCGAGAGTAGATTCACCTGAGTGTATGAACTCACATTCGAATTCTTGTAACCATGCATCTGCAGACCCAATAGCAGTTTTAGTAGCTTGAGCCCAAGCTTCATCTCTCCCTGGTATTTCATCCCATTTTATTTTATCATGTGCCCATCCATTTTCACCTTCAATTGCTCCGTGGTATAATTTATAGAATAAATTATCTGTGCCATTAGAAGTAGAGCAAACAAATACTTTAGAATTCTTAGAAGAAGTAATAATAGGAAAGACCGATTTCCAAAACTCTTCAACTAAGTGAGACTCAATAAAAGCCATCTCATCAATAACTAAACAGTTAACTGATTGACCACGAGCAGCAGTACCGGTAGTAGTTGTAATGCCTATACGACTTCCGTTTTCTAACGTCATTGATGTTTTAGCATATTCTTTTACCGGTGGTTTAAGCCAGTTAGGAAGCTCTTCGTATGCCATTCTAACTCTTTGAAAGATTTCAATAGCGGTTGCTTCTTTGTTTGCTACTAAAAGTATACGTTGATCATTATTAAAGCATGCTTGCCACAATATATAGATAGTCATCATTGTTGACTTACCTATCTGTCTAGATGCTAATAAACAAAAGAATCGATTATCTCTCATCTTTCTAAGAGCTCTTTTTTGAGGTTTATATAAATTTATTTTTTCTTTACCTCTATCTAGATTAATAATATGAAAGAAGTTTTCAGCAAAATATAAGATATTTTTACTAGCTTTCTTGAGGTCTCTAACTTGTTCTTTAGTATATTCACCCTTCCAGTTAACGTTGGGTAAGTTTTTATTACCCATATAGAACATATTATCTTGTCTAGTCACAGAAATATTTAATAGGTAGCATAAATAATTACATGTCAAAAAGTAAAGACTTCATGTCATTAGGAGAAGCATATGCAGATGTGTTTAATAAAGTAGTTATCAATGAGGATGTACCGGTAGGTCAAATTGGAGATGCCCCACTAACTAAAGGCGGTCCAGAGGAACAGGGTGGTTTTAGACCAGCAGAAGTTGATATAACCAAATTGTCAGATAAAGATAAGAAAGACAATATCTATAATATAAAAGGCTATACGTATGGTAATGGTAATGATCCAGGTGATTGTGACGGTCCAGATCCAACTGGCCCAACTTACGGTCAGGTAGCTTACTCCGGTAATGTAGGTCCGGAAGAAGATGAAGAAGAAAAAGGTAAAAGACCAGATTACCCGGATGTTGATGATGATGGTGATACTGATGAGTCAATGGAAAAAGCTCTAAAAGACAAGAAGAAAGGAAAAAATAACGAAGAAGACGAAGAATTTTTAGAAGAACACGAGAAAATTGCACGAGATGGCCTAAATAATTTTATGAGCAAGACTTCAGTATTTGATAAACTTTATAATAAGGTAATGGTTAGTGAAAACTTTGGCGAAGATGCTGAAGATGTCACAGAGCTTGAAGCCCTTGGAATTGAAACCGATGAGGTGGTTGATGAGGTTCCAGAGGAAATCACAGTATCCATTCCCGGACAACTAGCACAAAGCCTTTGTGATATTTTACAAACAGCTATCGCACAACAAGAAACAGAAGTTGACATTGATGTTGATGTTGAAGAAGTAACCGACACAGAGTTTGAAGACCAAGAGCATCCAGAAGAGGATGAAGAGGCAGCTATGAAAGATGGAGGTGGATATGGAATTGACGCTGGATCAACTCTTAAGCACACAGTTGATTACGGACACGGTGGTAAAAACAAAGTCGGTAACTTAAAACCAACTGGAGCTGCTAAAATGAAAGACGGTGGAGGTTACGGAGTAGACGCTGGATCAACTCTTAATCATACTGTTAATGATGGTAAAGGTGGTAAAAACAAAGTTGGTAACTTACCAGTTGGTAAAAACGCTTTTGAATAAGCTGCTCAAAAATTAAATAATAAAAAAGCCCGTTGAGTGACCCTCTTCGGGCTTTTTTAATAAATATAAATGTGAGGTTTTACAACGAAACTCTAAATCAAAAGTTTTGGTCTGAGGACAATAAATTTGACCCAGATATAAGAAAAAAACTATTGTCTATTACTGATGATTTTGTCGATAATTTAGACCTACAGGGTGTTGAAATAGATGATATTACACTTACCGGTAGTAATAGTAATTATAATTACAACGAATATTCTGATCTCGATGTTCATGTGTTAATCGATTTTAAAGATATAAATGAAGATGAAGATTTAGTTAAAAAAGCATTAGATGGTGATAGGTTTGTATGGAACCTTAGACATAATGTAAATTTAAGAGGGCATGATGTTGAAATGTATATGCAAGATAAAGACGAGCCTCATGTTGCTTCAGGTCTCTATTCTTTAAAAGATGATAAGTGGATTACAGAACCATCCTACGACCCACCATCAGTAGACGTTAAGGATGTATTTAAAAAGGCTAATGCAATTGAAACAGATATTGCAATTTTAAAGGAAAAGATATCTACTGCTAGAGGGAGTGAAGCAAAAGAGCTTCATGATAAAGCTAAACGTTTAAAGGATAAGATATCTAAAATGCGTAAGCGTGGTTTAGCTCGTGAAGGAGAATTTAGTGTTGAGAATTTAGCATTTAAAGTTTTACGTAATACAGAGTCTATAGGAGAGCTAATTGATTTAATTTCTTCATCGTATGATAAAATTTACAACGAGAGCTTTAAAACATTTTTTGAGTATTATCAAGGAGAAGAATTATTAAATCCGCATATGCGTGTCGGTAAAAATATTAACCGTGTTGGTTTATCTAAGAAACATTTAAACACTGTTCCAAAACAGCATAAACATGCATGCCCTCATGTACGTAATTTAGTAAATGGTGGTGCTCATCAAATAAAATTAATGGGTATGCCTTTACATGATTCGTTAGATAAGTATCAAGTAGATTTTAGTCCCGGAGTTACTAAGACCCTCGGTAACTCTGGTGTTGAAGTTGTAATGTTTGAAGATGAAGAGGGTAACCATTGCGGTATATTAAAGAATAGGTAAAAATGCCAACATCACCTCCATGTAACGAAAATAGATTAAATTGTACGCCAGATAAAGTACTAGCGGCAACTATGATACCGTCGTGTGGAGAGTTTGTTAATCCATCTAATCTGCAAGCAGAGCAACTTGTATACGATCAAGCGTTTAATGATCTAATAAACAATTTTGGTATACCGGTTGATTATTATATAAACACTTTCAACTTATCAGCTGCTGATTTATTATATGGTGAAGACTTTGGTGAAGCTGCTATTACTTCAGGTGACGCGCAGTTCAAAGGACCTCTATCAAGTGTGCAGATGTATATTGAACTATCTGATGATGCAGTTAACTTAAGTAAATTTGGTTTTGATCCTGGTGATGAATTTACTGCATTTGTGCACATTAGTACTTTTGCAGCTGCAGCGGGTGAATATTTTGACTATGCATCAGTAGGTCAATCAGTTGAACCTAAAGCTGGTGATGTTATTGATTTAAAAGTATTAGGCTGTGATAGACCTAATGGTAGAGGGTCAGTTAAATACGAAATTACAGAACGAATGGATCAAGACGTTTCAGCTCTTAATCCAATCTTAGGCCATTACATATATAGATTAAGAGGTAAGCGTTATGCGTACTCGTTTGAAAGCGGCTTATCAAGTGAGAACGTTAACGAGCAAGTTTATGATAACTCTTTCAGTGGTGTATTATCAACTACATTGGTTGATCAACTTACATCAGATGGTAAGACTTATCCAACTGTTCAAGATCCATATGATATTGACGATGTATCAAAAGAAGATGTAATGGATATGGATGTTAACGATACTGATATATACGGTTCGTATTATTGATTATCTACAGACTTTACAATTGCATCAACATCATGAAGCTCTTCAAGCTTGTTATACGGGCATTGATGTATTATACCGGTGAAGTCATAATCAAATAGATATGAATCTATATGTCCATCTTTGTATTCTACTTTCGGAGAAATATTATCATGTATTTTATAACCAAATATCTTCGGTTCAGTAGCTACCCATGTTACAGTAGACTTAAGTCCTAAAGCTGCTGCAGCATGCTGCAATGATGAGTCAATAAACAACCTCTTATCACTATGAGCAACCATACTAAATAATGCTTTTTTACCTATTAGCTGATGATATCGATGACAACCTTCAAGTGTAGGGTGAAACTCATAACCAACATGGATAATGTTATATTTTTCTTTTAACCTATTTACTACCTCTTGAGCTATTGTTGGATGTAAATCTCTTGTCCAGGAGTATGGATGCTTCTGGTGCTCTGGTCCTGGTCCTCCAAATGGTTGAAATAATAAAGTAGGTCGACCGTCGCTAAACTGGTTAATATACGCTCTTCCTTCTTCAAGCTCTCTTAAATTAAAATTTAAAACAGGCGATTCACCATTATGTTTAATACCTACCATCTTACACCATGTTTTAATAAGATGTGTTTTTTTTGTAATATGTGGAGTAGTTCTATATGGGTCTTGACTATACACTTCAACATCTTTATCTTTAATAATATCTTGATAAAAATATGGTGTATTACCAATTGCATAAAACCTAGCAATATGTGGATTTTTAATCCACACTTCAGGCCATGCTGATACAACAATAATCTTACGCTTTGGATGCGCTTTCTTATAAGCAGAAGTTACTGCAGTTGCTGCAACGTTTTTACCTATGCCCCCTTCAATGTGAAATATAGTGCTTGCCATATACTATATATATACAAGCTTCCAGAAAAATCTAGACAGATATTTTTAAATCAGTACCATCTCTCCATACTACACCATCGACACCAGGATCAGATGTAGGTATACCACTTAAGGCTAATAATGCGGCATGCAGCATATTTGCTGAGACAGACTGCAAGCCTGTTCCAAGTATAGATGAATGTGCATGAGCAGCTGAAAGTGTATTGTTATGACCTGATCCAATAAAACCGTAATTTGCCATAGCTCTATTTACTTTACCAGATACAACAGCTGCATATTTACATTTAGCAGTGTTTTGATCACCTCCAACCACTACTGCATATATATCACATGTTGTATTTCTGGATCCTCCTCCAATAAACGTCTGGCTAGCACGTGTATTATTATTACATCCCCCGGCAATAACACTAAAATCTCCGCATGCGTGATGATTCCACCCACCACCAACAACCTCGTAGCATGCTTGGGCAATATTACTATAACCACCACCAATAAAAACCCCTTGCGCGCATGCGCAATTATTTGCCCCACCTACTATTGTTTGCAAGCAGTTATCTGTTTTAATTTTGTTACCCGAACCCCCTACTATAACACCGTAATCACCATTGACTTCATGACCTATACCGGTACCAATAAAACTGTATACTCTACAAGCTACATTGCAGTTACCATTACCAATAAAACTACAAGCAGCTTCAGTTTTAAGTTCATTTCTAACTCCATTACCAATAAAGCCATAAGGTTCACAACTTATATTTTCTGAACCACCTACAATTGCAGAACCGACTTCATTATTACAAATTTTATTTTGTGTACCACCTACAATTATAGCTGCAGGTCCATTAGCACTATTACCTTTACCACCACCTATAAAAGACCCACTAGCGCTTTCAATTAATGTATTTATAGCACCACCAACAATAACGTTATTTCCAAAGCAAGCACAAATTTTGCTTATATATCCCCCACCTACAGTGTCGTACTGCTGGTTTGTCATTGCACTTAACCCACCACCAATTGTACTATGACCTCCGAAAGCGCGGTTTTTGCAGCCTCCTGTTACAGACGAATTACCACCACTTGCTGTATTGCACGATCCCCCAGCTATAACTGAGCGATAGCCCGAAGCTGTGTTAACGTATCCTCCTCCTATTGTACTACAAGCACCGGTAACACAATTTTGACTGCCTCCGCCAACAGTGGAACCAAACTGATCAACACCGTTATAACTCCCTCCACCTATAGTAGATTGATTTGAGCTATTGCCAGTATCATTACTAAATCCCCCAGCAATTGTATTTGCGTGACCTGACCCACAGATACAATTAGCTTGACCACCACCTACAGTACCACATTTTTGTCCTACAAAATTATTTAATCCCCCAGCAATAGTTGAGTAACTTGGGTCTGAACCTGAATAAGGACCAATTAAGTTACCTTTACCACCACCTATAAAACCACCATCCGCTGTTGTTTCATTACCATAACCGCCTGCTATTGTAGCACCTTGGCCCCCGGCAGTATTACCATAACCACCACCCACTGTTGCGCTCAAGGATGTTGTTTGGTTGGAAAGACCACCTACTACCGTACTAAAGTCTGAACTAGTTGTATTGAGGCAACCAGCTCCTATAAATGATGTTGTTCCTTTAACTATATTTAACCTACCTCCTACGGCTGCAGCACTTAAACCATGAACTGCGTTATGTGAACCACCACCTATAAAAGACATATCTGTTGTAGCAATGTTACTTAATCCCCCTACTACAGTTGAATGTTTTCCACATGCACCATTGCGCGCTCCACCGCCTGCATACGCTCCAAGAGCAGCTGCTGATACAGCGTGACCACCGGTTACAGCGCTGTAACCTCCTTTTGTATAGTTTACTTCACCACCACCTATAACAGATGACTTCAACGAACCGTCCTCTAAAATGTAATTATTACATCCACCGCCAATGGATCCAAAAGACATATCAATCTGATTACTAAGACCACTTCCAATAAATGAGCAAGAATTCTTAATTGTATTTGTATCACCAGACCCTATAAAACTATTATCAGCGCACACATGATTTTGACAACCACCAGCGATAACACCGTAGTTAGCGAAACCACCCTCACGAATGTAATTGCTACGACCCCCTCCAATAAAAGAGCAATCACCTCTCGCGCAGTTAGCTCGACCACCAGCAACACTAGAATTATCACCATTATCTGTATCAGCGTCTATACCAATATGAAGTCCTTCAGATGCACTTAAAACTCCAGTAATACTTTGATCTGTTCTAAATAAATTATTTTTAAGAGGTGATGCTATTGGCTGTACTCCAGGTGTACCTCCTAAAGAGTTATACACTGCACCGGTTAAGTAGTTGGTAATAGAACTTAGAGTACCACCACGGGTTTCACCAGCTTCAACGATTGCGACTAGTTCTTTTCCATCATATGGTAACTCATTAGAGTTAAGCTGAGTAATCTTTTTCCCCATATGTATATTTATTTACTTTGGTGCTTTTAACCTGCAACAAACACCAATAACTATAGCAAATACTCCAGAAAAAATTAAATGCTTTTTAAACCCCTCTATGTTTTCAGTAACATTACAATATAAATCACCGTCAGATGGCATAGCTCCTTTACTTAAAGCATCTAAATATACACTAACCATATCTACACAAAAGTATCCTCTAATAACAAATGCCAATATCATAGCTGTTAAAATATAAACTAGATATTTCGGTTTCATTATTTTTTAATAACCTTTTCAGGATTATCTGCAAATTTTTTACCCAACTTTACTATACCCTCTATCACTTCAGGTGATATAACTCCAATAATTCCATACGTTACTGCTTTGTAAAGAGATGAAATCTCGGTTTGTTCTAGTATAAACCATGCTATGCCGGCAGATATACCAGCAGTTAATATTTTTTTAAGTTGTTGACCCCAGGTATAATTATTTTCACCTGAAAGTAAACGCGCTAACATTGCGCCGGCACCGATCAAAGGTACGACCCAACCACCGCTTAGAAACTCTTTGAGTAGTGATTTTTCCGGCTCCATATTATATATTTATAATAAAAACTACGTAGTTCTAGAGATATGTTAATTTAATATTGATTTTATAATAATGTAAGTATAATAGTAGGTAGTGAAGATAAAGTTTGACGAAGCAGCGCATACCTATACGCATACTGAGACTGGAGAGCCTTTTATATCTGTAACAACTTTACTCGGTAAGTATAAACAACCCTTTGATAGAGATGGTCATTCAAAGAGAGTTGCAGAAAGAGAAGGAGTATCACAAGAACTGGTATTAGAGATGTGGGAAGAAGAGAAAAATAGAGCCTGTACACGAGGTACTAATATTCATAAAATATTAGAAGACTATATTAGTTATGGAGATGTAGAAGATAATTACGGGTGGCTGTGTAAGTCATACGATAAAGCTGCAGAGCGTTCAATAGATTCTTTTAATACTGTTTTATGTGAAAATCTTCTGTATAATGAAGAGCATAGTGTTGCTGGTACAGCAGATTTAATCTATGAACATAAGCATGAATTTACAATTGGTGACTTTAAGACTAATAAAAGATTTAGGTTTAGCTCAGCTTATTCAGAACGCTTAAAAGATCCTATAAGTCATTTACATAATTGTGAGTTTAATTTATACGGTCTACAACTATCGTTATATGCTTATCTATATGAAAAGATGTCAGGTAAGAGGTGCAGGAAATGTGTGATATTTTACTTGAAAGATGATAGATTTTTATCTTATCATGTAAATTATATGAAAGCAGAAGTAGAGGCTATTTTAGCTAGTATGTAGTAAAGCCGAACAAAAATCCCAATTAATAATTTCAAAGAAGTTTTGTAACCACTCTTTTCTTTTCGGTCCATACATTAGATAATAGCTATGCTCCCACACATCTACCCCTAAGATAGGTTTACCTAAATTAAACATTAATGGGTTATCCTGATTTGGTGTCCGGACTAAATCTAATCTACCGTCTTTTTCTACTAACCAACCCCAACCAGACCCAAATTGACTTTTACCGTTTTCAATAAACTCCTTTTTAAATTTTGCGTATGTACCAAAACGTTTTAAGATTCTATCTTTTATTTCTCCTGTAAAATTACTACCACCAGGTTTCATCATATTAAAAAACAACTGATGATTATATGCGCCCCCTGCATTGTCTTTTATATGATCGTTGTATTTTTTAATATCTTTAACTAATTCTACTAATGGTGGTTTTTTCTTATTAACCATAGCAGCATTTAACTTTTTAACATAACCCTTATAATGATCGTTGTAATGAAAATCTGTTGTTTGTCTATTAACTACAGGTTCAAGAGCATTTAGCGAATATGGTAGATTAATAGGTTTATAGGAACCTGCTTTTTCTAAAATTAAGTTTACTTCCCTTGAAAATGACATTAACTATATTTAATACATAAATAGCGATATGAAACGTAATTCGGTTCTTAAAAAATTTGACAAAGAGATAGAAAATTTATTTGATGCATTAGATGGTATAAAAGACTTACTTGAAAGTACAGATGATTATGAATTAGCTGAACTTGGTAATAATTTTGTTGATCAAATTGCCGATAATTTAGAAGAAGGCGACATAACAGCACAAAATATAAGAGATCAAATATCTAGTTGATTATAATTTTATATGCGTATAATATTTATATGCGCATAGAGACTGAACTAAAGTATGATTTTGATGATGTACTTATTCGTCCTAAACGATCTACTCTTTCATCTAGAAAAGAGGTAGACTTAACTAGAACGTTTAGATTCAAATACGGTGGTTCATACTGCGGTATACCGGTAATGGCTGCTAACATGGATGGTGTTGGTACGTTAGAGGTAGGAAGAACCTTAAGTGATCTAGATCTCTTTACTTGTTACAAGAAGGACATCGATGAAAAGGAGCTTATTGAAGAGCTAAAAGATAATCAAGGTAAACATGTAGCTGTAACAGTAGGTAGAAACGAGTTTGATTATGAGAGGTTAGCTCGTATTAATAAGAAAGCTTCAGTACGTAATATTTGTATTGATGTAGCGAATGGTTATACACAAGCTCTTGTTGATTTTGTAAAGGTAGTAAGAAGAACGTTCCCTAAATGTAATATTATAGCAGGTAATGTTGTAACAGGTGAAATGGTTGAAGAGCTTCTTCTAGCTGGAGCAGATATTATTAAAGTCGGTATTGGATCTGGAAGTGTTTGTACTACTCGACTTAAGACAGGAGTTGGTTATCCTCAGTTTAGTTGCATTGCTGAATGCGCTGATGCTGCTCATGGACTTGATGGTCATATTATTGCTGATGGAGGATGTACGACACCTGGTGATGTAGCTAAAGCATTTGGTGCTGGTGCCGATTTTGTAATGCTTGGATCAATGTTAGCTGGTTCAACAGAAGGTGGTGGGGAAAAAATTATTATCGATGATAAAGAGTATGTTGAGTTCTATGGAATGAGCAGCAAGAAGGCCAACGAGAAACATAACGGGGGTTTAAAAGACTACAGAACTTCAGAAGGACGTAGAGTGGTTCTACCATATAAAGGACCTATGCGTTATATTGTTCAAGATATTTTAGGAGG